CACATCCACCCCGCCGAGCGTTTCGTTCACCACGTTGACGGTCACGCTCTTGTAGGATGTCTCGGAATTGTCGATGACGAAACCGACCGTATGCGTGTCGGAGCCTGTAACTGTGAACGATCCCGAGAACGACGACGTGCCGGCGCCACCGTCCACGGAACACGAACACAGTTCGCCAGAGGCGGCGGCGATCGTCACCGTGTAAGAACCGGTAGCAAGCGGGAAGAACGAATACCCGCCCGCCCCGTCGGTCGTGGTGGTGCCCGAAGTGGGACCGGTGAGGGTGACGGTGCGACCGGTTACGGGCAGGAACGACGGAACAAAACTGGCCGATCCGAAAAGCATTCCTAATGCCGGCGCTGGTGGTGCCGGCGGCGGAGAAATGGGCACCGGAGGTGTCGGCGGAGACGGCGGAGAGGGCGGGGTTGTGGTCCAAGAGTCGATAAAGTGGCCTGCGACAAAACGCATGGAAATGGTAGTCGTTCCGACCGTGAAACTGAATATTGTGTCCGCCCCGTAGTAGTCGGTTCCACCCCTCCGCCCGCCGTGGGTCGCGCCGGTGTCGCACAGAAGGTTCACACGTTGCCGAATTTGATAGTCGAGCCAGTTGACATACAGGTCGAGTTGCGGGCTACCGGCGTAACTGGAACCGCTATACAAGGTGTCCTGAAAGCGAATACCGAACAACCCACCTTTGTTCCCGTACAGACACAAACTGCCGGGGCCGTTGTTCGATTCCACAATCCCGACGTACACGTTGGATGACCATAGCGTACCATCACTTTTGTACGCGGCGGTTGAAGACACGCCGTTGAGTCCTTTGGTCACAACCTTGAGCGAGTGGAAATTGTCCCCCGAAACGGTTTTGTTGGCATTGAAGTTCAGGCCGGAAAATTGCCCGGAGTCGTCTACTTGGACTGACGAAATCAGCAGTGTCCTTACCCCCGACGCGCCGTCAGTTCCACTGTAAACGATGGTCACAGGGAAAGAGTACGTCGGCGGCGTGACCACATCCGACGGATCGGTCACGTAGAGCGTGCCGGGAACCTTCTTCGGCCCGACCCCGAGCGTCTGTGCGGACAGGTCCACAACCCCGATTTGCGTCCCGCTCACGGACAGCGTATCAATGGTGTCCTGCCCCGCCGCGGGGCTGTCTTTGATCTTCTTAATTCCTCTCGCCTGATTAAACCGCATGTCGGTCGTGGTGCCGATTTGCGTGTTGTCGAGGTTGCGCGTCGAGAGCGAACCGGCCGGAGGTGACGAACCCGTGGGAGGGTCGGCGTAAAACCGCAACACCTCGAACAGCGGGGAGGTGACGGAAAAGCTCTCGGTCGTGTACCCGTCGCCGGTGTCCTCGAACACGGCGGCGTCCCGCCGCTCGCCCACCGCCTTCCGCGCGTCGGACAGGTATTCGCGGTACTGAACCACCTTCGCTTTCGCGGCCTTCGTATACCGCCGCTCCCAATCGGCCGCCCGCTCCGCCGCTCGGGTCGCCAGCGATGACGAGTTGGTCGGCGTGCCCGTCGCACCTAACGCGCTCATGTCGTCGTCAACAATCACGACCGAGCCGGCGAGAACGCCCGTCGAAGTGGAAAGGGCTACATCGACCGTGTAAAAGGGGTCAGTGCCGGCCGTCGGAGCGGGGAACCGGTGAAAGCGAACGCGAATCTTTTCCGGCCGGTTGGCGGCGTCGGGCGTCTCGCACAGCCCGTCGAACTTCGGGTCGGCGGCGGCCCAAGAGGTGAAGTAGGTCGAATCCGTCCCATCCCCGATGCGGACGATGCTAAAGGTGTCGGTCGTGTTGTCGTGGCGGAGTTGGGCACCCAACCGGTTCAGCACCAGCACCAGCGAAGGCAGGGCATACGAGCCGTAGAAGTAAAGGTTCTCGGGGGCGGCGGCCGGCAGAACGAGAGTCGAGGGGAAGCCGGGCCACGAACCCAACCCGCCCACCGCGTTCCACAGGTCCGTTGTTAGCGTGGTCCAGGTCCAATCCGAACCGCTGTTGCGGGTCGCGGAGTAGAACGCCGACCCGTCCGCCGGGCGGATGTTGTACGCCTTCGAGATGGGCACCATGTTCAGCCGGCGTCGGCTGTCCGCGATTTCCACAAGGAACACGCTGGCCGGATCGTCCGTCGCGCCGCCGGCCACCCGCACCGCCGAGACGATCCACAAGCCGACGAACCGGATCGTGTGGGACAAGTGGTCGGTAATTTCCAGGGCGAACGACTTGGACATGGTGAAGGAGTAGTAGTCTTCCTGACGCAACAGCAGATACCCGCCGCTCGGCGTGTCGCCCGCCCGCACCGTGAACGAGTTGGCTTTGCCGGCGAACAACTCCGTCGGCAACTCCGCTTCGGCGAACTCCGAATACAGAGTGTCGGGGTCCACACACTGGCGGTCGCCGAACGTGAACACGGGTTAAGCCTTCAAGAGTTCGAGGGCGGAACTTGTCGGTATCCAGCCGTCGGGCGGGCGCCACGGCGGTAGCTCAACCCACGTCGGCACGCCCGGCGGCTCGCCCGATCGCACCCATTCCATCGCTTCCACCACGCCGTATTGGGCGGCCGTTTCCTTATCCAGCGGGATCACTTCGCACCGGCAGTTCCAATCCCACGGCGGGAGGAACAGGTTCCAAATCGGGTCATCCCGTCGGTAAACTGCCGTCCCGTTCAAGCCTATCGTTTCCATCGCCTTGTGTTCAGGACGGACGCGGGAATCGTGAATGGCGGAGTACAAGAGGTAGGGGAACTGATCGCCCACCAGCGGGGATGACAGCACCCGCATTTTCCCGGCGGTCTGTGCCCGGCCGACATGCGTTCGGTAGAGCGTTTCCAGTTGGGCCGGGGTGAGGGCGGACACGTCTAATGCGGCTTTCGTCTCTCTGGTGAACTCGGCGAGCGTTTGCCCCTTCTCCACCGCCACGGCGAGCCGGTCGCGGAGCTTTCCTACGGCGGCATCTCCGACCACGCCCGCGGCCGTGAACGCCACCCGCTTGGCCTGTTCATCGAGCTTGTCGAACTCGGCACGATCGAACGGGATGCGCTGTTGAAGCCAGTTCGCCCCGAACGCCACGTTGACGAGTACCGGAGAGGGGTACGCTTCGGGGGATGCGGGCGGGAGGGGGATCGGCCCGAGCCGGCCGTGATCGTCCGCCAGGGGCGTGATATCGGTCCGGGGTCGAACGCCCGCGGCTTTAACGGTCTGTTGGGCGGCCTTGAAGAAGCCGAGCAGTTGCCCGGCACGCAGGTGTTCGGCCAACTGCGGTTCGGCCGACGCCACCAGCCGGCGGGCTTCGGCCACGAACCGGAGCGGTTCGCGGTAGTACCGTTCGGCCAGACGCAACAGGGCACCCCGGATGCGGCGGGCGGCCTGTTTCAGATCGCTAAACGGCCGGGCCGGGAGGTTCTGTTGCGGTTCCATCGGTCGGCCCGTCCTCACTCGGTTCGGTCGCGTTGGCCGGGATGAACGAACCTTTGTAGGCGGTAAGCTCATTCATCGCGGCCCGATACTCTTCCGGGGTTGCGGCCTTCTCCGCTTTCTGTTCCAGGGATTCGACGTAATCGGAATCCCACTCGGACAGTGGTTTAACGGACACGGTTGCGGCTTCCTCGGTCGGGGCGAGCTAGGTAGTTCGCCAGATAACGGGAGTTGGGTGAGTCCGGGTGCGGGTCGAAAGAGAGCGTGATGGAGTCCCCGTGTTGCTGCCACCAGTCCGCCCCGCCCGGCTGAGCCAACAGAGATTGTATGTTCGTGTTTCCGGCCATGCCGGTTTTGAGCGCGGCCGGGAGAGCGCGGAGCTTGTCCGGCGGCAACGGTCCGTCATACCCGAGCTTCGGCCAAGTGATGTAGCCGTTCATCGTAGAACCGCGGCAAGCGTCGGTCTTAATCATCTTCACCCCGAGCCGGCGGGCGGCGTCGATCTGCCGGGAGAGCATGTCCGCCCCGCGGGGAACGTCCGCGTTCTGGCCGGGTCTGTCTTCGCGGTTGATAAAGAACAGGTCGTTTTTCAGACTCAACTGGCCGTCCGAGTCGCGGCGGAGCGTCCGCTGAATCGTGACCCCGTTCCGACCCATCTGGTTGATCGTGAGCGAGTTGTACCCGTGCCGGACGTGAGTCACCCCACCGCCGGGAATCGTGTCGGAACTGACCAGCGAATGCAGGTCGTTTTCGTTATACCCGTCGCCGATGATAGCCTTTGCTGCGGCTTTCGTGGCTTCGCTCTCCCACTTGATTTGCCGCGGTGTGTGCATCGGGATCGGCGGCCGGGGCGGTTCCGTCGGTGAGGGTGGGATCGGATCGAACGGGTGTTGAGTCGCAGGCGGCGGCGGGGGCGGCGGTGGGGGCAACGTTGGGCGTGCCCGCTGTTGGCTCGGCTCTTGGAGTTGAACCACACTCGGGCCAACGTCGCGGCCGGCGGCGTGGGAAACGACGTGCTGAGCCAACAGGCGAGCTTGCCACACCGGGGGGTGTGTCATCAGGTTATCCACCCCGTAAGCTTCTCCGAGTCGGCGGTTCACGTCCGGATTGCCGAGCGAGACGAGCCGTTGGGCCAGTTGATCCCGCACCGTTTCCGGGCTGAGCGTCCCGCGGGCCACGGACTGTAACTGATTGTGAGTCGTGGCGGACAACAGGCTTTCGGCGCCCGGCAGCATTGGCGTTCGAGGTGTTGCGGGCGGCGGGGGTGGAACCGCCGGGGGTGGGGGCGGCGGTGTCGCTTCACCCGGCCTTCGGAACAGTTGGTTCCCTCCGCGGTCCCGTCCGGCCGTTTCGACCACTTGGGCGGTGAACCGCCCCGTCCGTAGCACCTCCGCCGCGGCGCGATGGTTCCCGCCCTGTAGGTGATACTCGTCACCATCTTTCACCACCAGAACCGGACCACGGTCCAGACCGCCCGCCACGCTCGGGTTGTCGATTTTGGCAGACAGCAAACTCCGCGTGACGGTCGGTTGCGTGAACCGCACCTGCGACGGGTCGAGGGTCATCGTGACAAGCTTGTCCGGATCGCGGCCGGCGTTCGCCGCAAACCCCCTCCCACGCCCGGCAAACCCGATCGAAGACATGGACACTTCCGGGCCGTAGTTGCCCGAAAAGTGTTGGTCCCGACCCGGCACGTTCGGAAGGGCCGCAAGCCTGTCGTGCGCTTCCGCGTTCGGCCTCTGAGGGGGAGCGACAGGCGGCGGAGCCGGCTGTGTCTCGTTCGCGGGAATCAACCGCTGTTGGATGTGTTGACGGAGGGCGGCTACCATCTGATCCCGCCGCTTCGCGTTCCCGAACGACGCACGCAGCTTCGCCCGCGCCTGACGCAACTGCGGAACGGTCATGTCGGCTAGGTGCCGGTCCAGTTCGTGAAGTTCCGCCGGGTGGTGTGTGCCGAACGTCACCCGGTCAATGATCTCGTGACCGCGGGCGGCGTTCTGCCCGGCCTGCCGGCGGCGTTCGGCATGTTCGCCCGGCTTGCTCTGCTGGTAGCGGTATTTGCCCGTCGTCTCGTCTTTCCACCTCGGAGTTCCCGACCGCTTCGGCCCGCTCGATTCGCCCGCCCGAATCCACCCGAGCATCTTCGCCCCGAGCGCTTGGGCCGCTTCGCCGTCGTCGGTCGCCAGTTCGGGGAGCCAGCGGGACACGTCGTCGGCGTCCCCGTCCTCATCCGCCCCCATCCGCTTTCGCAAGTGAGCTTCCACCATCCCCAATGCGATGGCACAGTGAAGTTCCTTCGTCTTCTTGTCGTACTTCGATTCCCCGCCGCTCGGGATGCTCGACAGGTCCAGGGCTTGCGGCTTCTTCGGCTCGGGGGTGGTCGGCTCGGGCTTCTTGTCCGCGCGTTGCGGGTCGGTCGGCGGCGAGTCTTTCGGGCCGCCCGCCCCGCTCTTGTCTTCCTGCGCCCGAAACTCTTCAAGTAGGGACGTGAGCGGGCAATCGTACTCCCGCACCTTGAAGTTCATCCACATCAGCCGGTCCAGGTGTTGCTCCCGGAATTCGTCCCAGATCATGCGGGCGGTTTCGTCGGCACCGCCGTACCAACTCTCCATCGGCAGCGAACGACCGCTGAAAGCCCCGCTCTCTTTGTTGATGATCTCCTCGGGAATCTCCATCCCTTCCAACATGTCCGTGCGAAGACTCTTCTTGTAATCCAGCACGCCCGCCGTGTCACTCTGCGCCGGCCGTTGGGTCATACTCCACTCGTATTCCCCTTCCATCGTCGGGTGTTTGTCGTTGGGCAGGGTGACAACCATCCCGTTCATCGTCCGCTCACCCATGTACCGGGCGGCATCCTGAGCGTCGATCACGGAACCGTTGTGCAATACCAACGGTTTGCCGTGCGGGTAGCGAACCTCCGTGATGCCCACCGCCCGCGTCCAGTAGAACAGGCGGACTGACGCGGCGGCACCGCCCGGCATCATCTGCTCTTTCCAGGGCGTGACGGCGCCGACGATCCGCGGTAAGTCGCAATACTGGTCAAGCTCTTGGTTGCCGGCGAAGTAGAACACGAACGGCGGCTTCACATGAACGAGGGGCGTATCGCGGTTGCCGGATCGCAGGTTGATTCCGGCGAACTGCCCGCGGTTCGGGCCGGTTTCCCACACCAGCGGTTGCGCGTCGAACGGCTCAATCTTCCGCACCTTTTTGATGCGGACGATGCGGCGCTGCTGGTCCCACCGGTAATCAATGCCCAACACCCCGCGGCCCCATGTGGTGTGATGGTCCACCACGCGGGGAACCCCACGCACCCAGAACTTCTGAAAGCAATCCTTGATGAACGCCACGCCCAACGGGTTCTTCGGGACGATCAGCTTTTTCTCATCCAGCTTGACCGTCGAGAACGGGGTGCGGATCAGCTTCCGGCCGAACCGGATCGTCGGGTGTTGCATCATCAGCGGGATTTCGCCCCACGTAAACCACGGCTCGCCCGTCTGCGTTTGGAGAAGTGCGGCGCCGTTCGCGTACATGGAACGGCGGTAGCCCTCCGTCGGGTTTTCCAGGTGAGTAAACCGGACGATGTTAGACATACCCCGCCCCTTCCGTTTGTGCCCACCGCCGGTTGAGAACCTTGTGGTACAGGGCTTTCCGCGCCTTCTCCTCATCCCGCTCGATCACCAACACCAGATCGTAGAACACGTCGTCGGTGTCTTCGGTGTTCGGCAGCGTCTTCAACTCCTCTTCGGCTTCCAGGCAGCGGGCCGTGTCGCGGAGCGACCACGCCACTAGGCCGGGGGCGTAGGTGACTGATCCGTGGGGCCAGACGGGGAAACCAAAGGTCTTGGAATCTCGGCACTGTCGGGCGAGAGGTCTTTTTTTTTCAACCGCTCCGCCTCCGCCCGCAGGCGGGTGTAGAATCGCCCCGCCCACGACGCCGAACAGTTCAGCCCGAACTTCTCGTTCAGGAAATCCCGCATCGGCGTGTCGATGTCCGTGGTGCGCCCGTCCCGCTCGGCTTCCATCACTTCCCTGTACACGATCGCCCGCAACCGCTCGAACACCTCGATCGTGTCGAGGGTTTTTTCCACCGGCGGGGCGTCGGGGGCGTCCGCCCGGCGGTAGGTGATTTTGAAAAATCCGTCGTCCTCGATCGTGTCGATTGTCATGGCTTGTCGAACGGGTTGGGGGGAACCGGGAGTGGGCCGGGCGGCACGGAGGTCAGCACGTAACGCAACCGCCAGTAGGCATAATGTACCGTCTGAACCGCGTTACTCATAACCCCTTGTCCGAACCCCTCTCCGCGGTCCGGCCGGCATTGGGGCACACACGGGATGCCGTTGATGTCCACCAGTCGCGGCGGGCTGATCGGAAAGCCGATGCGGTAAGCCTTGCCCGTCAGGTACACGACACAGCTTTCGTTCGTCCGCCGCATGATGCCGCGGTCGATCGTTTCGTTAACCAGCCGGCCGCCACCTCCCAAGAATTGCGGCGGAATGAACTGCCGGAAGTCCACCAGACCGAAAGCGTTCCCGCCCGGCGGAACCGCCCCGTTGGTGCCGAACACCCCATTTTCCTGTTGCGGCTTCGCGGTCGGCAGCTTCTTCACATGCAACACGCCCGAATCGGCTTCGAGGAAGATGGAGTTGTCGTAATCCAGCCAAGAGTTTTCCGCCACCGGCTGAGCGAACGTACCGCGAACGAGTTGTGAGATGTAGGGGTCGGTTTGCTGTTCGGCCGGGATTGTGGGGGCACCGCCCGACACTTCACCGGGGACGGGGATCGTCGGCGGTTCCCACGGGCCACCGCCGCGAAGTTCGCCCGGCGCGTAACAGACCGACGAAATGCCGGGGTCGTCGTTCGTCGTCCAGCGAATCCGGGCGCCGCCGTAGGCGTTCAGCGGGCCGTCTGCCATCGTGCCGACCCACACAGTATAGGAATGCTCGAACGGGAGATACATCCCCGTCGCGGCGATCAGTTGCGACAGGGGGCAGGTGAACGTGTACGACAGGCTGAACTGTGCGGCCGGCTTGCCGTAACGGTTCGGGTTGGTCATGCGGAAGCCGGTCGGGATCGGCCCGGACATACTCCCGACGTTCTCCATCCGCCCTTGCCCGACGGGAAGGTCGGGCTTCACGTTCACGTTGCCGCCTTGCTGTTTCCTCACCTGTAATCGGTCCTGTCGGTCGCCGAGAATCGCGGCGGACATGGTGAAGAACGCATCCGCGGCGGCGAGCCAGTTGTACCCCTTGACCATGCGGTAGGAAGCGTTGAGCGTGCCCGACCACTTCATCAGCCCGGCGCTGCCCGAACTCACCTCATCCGAGAACGTCGCTTCCACGATGCCCGGCGGAAGGGGGACGGGAAGTTCCTCATCGGTCCAACTGAAATCGAGCCGGGTCATGTCCGGCGACGGGTCGAAGGTCATTCCCTTTCGCTGGAATCCGAACGGGAGCGGCGTTAACACCTGATCCCGGTAGTCGTCTGGCGAGAGAAGAACCTGACTCGCACCCGGAGCAATGCGGTTGTTGGGGATGACCAGATACCCGCTCACGCGGCGAACGACGTAGCCGGCGTCATCGACCGTGTGAGCGGCCCGGACCGAGAATTCGAGCAAGCCGAACGGGTTGGACACGCCCGGACAGTCGGGAATCACAAACTCCACGTTCCAGGTGATTTTGACCGCGTTACCCGTGCCGATCGGCTTGGCCGAAATGCCGCTCGGGAACGGGCCGAACTTCAAGTCCCGGCCGACGTCCCCGGTGTTGATATCCGGGTTGCCCAACCCACGTCCGCGGTAGGTGAACACCCCGCCCGGATGAGACAGGGCGGCAATTGCCCCCTGTACTACCGCGTCCGTCGTCCCGATCGAAGTGGCGATCTCGAATTCGATGGTGAACCGCCAGCGGTTCCAAATCGTGGATCGCCCGTCCTGCGACCGCTCGGGCGTGATATCAATCCGCGTGGTCTTGCAGTTGTTCGGGAAGGCGAACCCGTTGTAGGCGGCAAACTGTGTGGTTGCCAGCGGAATGCCCATCACACACCCCCGCCGAAGAACTTCGGCTTCTTCACCTTGTTCGGCCGGTCCACTTCGTTCTGTTGCGGCTGGCGTCCGGCCTGCCCGTTGCGCAGGTTTTCTACCGCACGATCCAGTTCCGTGAGCAAATTCGGCGGTTCGTCGTTCTTCCCGCCGAGCCAGCCGAACGCCAGATCGATGACGGCGGCGAGCGTCTTGAGCGGGATCGTTCCGAGTGCCACATCGAGCTTGATGAACAGGGCGATGGTTTGCGACACGGCACGCAGAACCGGCTTGAGGTCTTGGGCCACGTCCGCGATCGGTTCCAACACGTCGGCCAGTGATTCGAGGAAGGCGTCTTTGATGGGGTCGAACACCGCCCGCGTCGTGTCCTCGATTCGGCTCTGGCTGTCGATGATCCGCGAATAGCTCCCTTCGTTCCGCTGCGCCTCTTCGATGTCCCGGCGGAGCTTCCGCACGTCGGCCATCGCTTCGGCGGCGGCGATCGAAGACGAGAAGCCGGACAACTCTTTCCCGCGGCGGGCGGCGGCGTCCACCACCTGCCCGAACGTGTTGGCGGCGGCCGTCGCCGTCCGCAGTTGTTCGGCGAGTATGGTTCCGGCAATCCCCGCCTTTTCGAGCGCACCGGCCACCCCTTCGGACACCTCATTCGCGGCGGCGCCGTAGTCGTTGCCGATGACGGCACCGCCGATGTTCCCCGCCTTCTGAATGGCTTCGCGTTGGGCCGCGCCTTGCTCTTTGATGATCCCCTCTACGGCGTCCTGAATCGCACTGACGGCCATCACCGCGGCACCGACCGGGCCGCCGGCAAGGGCGGCGGCTTCCTCCCCGAGAACGCCCGAGCTTGCCAGGTTGGTCAGCCCGGACGCCTTGCCGCCCGCCGTCTTCGCGCCGGCAAGCTGTTGGACGGCTTGCCCGGCCTGCATCATCTTGTCGCGCTGTTCCTTGTCGGCCGCCTTCGCCTCTTTCGCCGTCTTCTCCTCTTCCTTCACCCGTTGGGCGGCGAGACTGGACAGCACCCGGTTCCGCTTCTTCCGTTCCTCATCCTCTTCCTTCGCTTGGCGGGCTTCCTCTTTCACCTTCTGATCGGCCAACCCCGACAGGACGCGGTTCCGCTTCTGCCGCTCGTCTTCCTCTTGCTTGGCGGCCTTCGCCTCTTCCTTCACCCGCTGAGACGCCAAGTCGGACAGCACCTTGTTCCGCCGGTCCTCTTCCTGTTGCCGCTGGCGTTCGAGTCCCTGTTGCACCCGCTGCCGGCGGTCGCTCTCTTCCTGAATCTCGGCGTTGCGGGCTTCCTCTTCCTTCTCCATCCGGCGGCGTTGCGGCGGGTCGGTGGCGTCCGTGTGGTACGTCGGCCGTTGGGCGGTCGATGCCACCCCGAACAGTTCGTCCAGGTCGAAATTCGGCCGCATGTCCGGGGCGGCCGAACGGGACGTGTCCTGAGACGAACCGGCGGGCCGGTCGGTCTGGTTGACCGCACCGCCCGCCGGTTCCCCGCCCACGAACGTGACTTTGATTTCGTTGTCGGCCATCACGCCCGCCGGTTACGTGATGATGAACCACACCGTACTGCCCGACGACGTGTAGGGCAGCAGTTGAAGGATGATCGGCACCGTCCGCAACCGGCTGTGAAAGAACAGTTCCACATCCTGACCCATCGCCATAACCGAGTAGGTCGCCGTCAGGGTGGCGGGGGCGGCGGCGGCCGGGGTGCCGGCTGTCGAGGTGAGGACTAGGGCTTTCGCCACGTCACTCGCCCGCATTCCGATCGGCACCGCCGACGTGATGACTTGCCCGAGCGATCCCCACGGCCAGAACGGGGCGATCGTGCCGGCCTTGTACTCCTGCGCGTCGCAAGAGATGCGACACGATCCGCCGCGGTAGAAAAAGTCGATGAGCGTGTTTCCGTACTGGTCCGATTCGTCAATCGCTTGCCCGCTCACACTCTTCCGCAGTCGCCAGCCGTTTTCGGTCGGGCCGATCCCGACCGCGTTGTAAGTGCCGGCATAGGCGCCGTCGATGTACGTTCCCAGGTTCGCCATGATCGGCACCTATGAGGTTGTGGGTCGGTGGGTTACTTCTTCGCCTTCAACGGCTCGGCGGGCGGTTGCGTCTTGTCGGCGGGCTTCTGGTAGTCGTGCAACTCGGGAACGAGCGGGCCGCCTTTTTCGTCGGCCGGGAGCGGCACATCGAACGACGGGTGAATGCCGCCGAGCGTCATTTCCTTGTACGCCTTCGATTCCTTGCACTTCGGGCAGTTGACGGCCAGCGGTTCGCCGCTGGCGTAGAGTTCCTGACCCTTCGGCCGGTGAGCCTGTACTCTCACGCCCGTGTCACACGCGATGTGCCCGCACCCCTCCCGCCCGTGCGTGTCTTTCGTCCGCGGCGGCTCGAAGTGGACGCACACTACCGACACCACGTTCCCCCCGTGCCGCGGGTCCAGGTTCGACAGTTGACAGGTCGGGCACGTCACGGCCAACCCCTGCGTGTTGTCGGGCAGTTTGACGAGCGGCGCCGAGTCCTCGGTACGCACCTCGAAATCCTTGCCGAAGGCGCCCGTGTCGTTCTTGCACGAATAGCAGCGGTAGTAACGGAGTCGCATTTACGGTCCCCATGTGTTTTCAAGGTTCATCCGCCACACAACACCGGTGAAGGTCATCGGGATGACGAGTATGGCGGCTCTCTGCTTCTCGCCCGGCACGCCCGCCAACCAGTCGGGCGACTTTTCTTGCACCCGCCCCATGTTGCCCGAATGGAACTGTTCGTAGAACCGCCCGCGGCCTTCCTCCCACAAGCCGGACAGGGCCGCCGTACACACGTTCGCCACCAGCCCACGCCCGCTACAGAACAGTTGCGAGATGCGATGGGCGCGGGCCAAGAACTCGCCGTCTTGGAGGAACCATTTCGTATCCGCGGTCTTCTTGAGCGGAACCGAGCGGGTCAAGTCCACCCCGAGCGTGTAAATACTGGCGAACGATTCCCCGCCGATCAGTTGGGCACCGCCGAAGTAAACCGACACGTACCACCCGGACGGGCGGTTGTAGGCGGCGATCGGAGCGCCGTCCAAGGGCCGCTCGCCCACATCGAACTCTTCCCCGAGCGATTCGCGGAGAAGAGTCGCACACCCTTTCAGAAGCGCCGGGATGCTCACGCCAGCCCTCTCGAAAGTGCCAACCGCAGAGCGAAAAGAACGCCCGTCGCGGCGGCCCGGTTGATCGAATTTTTCCACGCATCCGGTAGCGTGCCGTCCAGGGGCCAGAACGGGCGGGCCGGGAGCTTCTTGGCCGGGTCGCCCGTGTGATGCCACGGCTTGACGTTGGTGCCCACAATCACCGCTCCCGGCGGCGTCTTGAATATCTGCCCTTCCGCCCCGCTCGGCTGATCGTCCACGCCGGGCGAGAGCGAGCGGAACAGCAACCCGGTATCCCGCAACATGTCCACCTGTCGGGAGCCGAGTAGTTCCAGTTGCGTTCGAGCGCCTTCCGCCTTCACCGTCGCCCAAGCGATTTTTGCGGCCCGCCGTTTCGCATCCTTCGGTTCGAGGTCGATCAGCATTCGGCGGTAGGTGCGGGCGAACACCTGACGCCACCGCCGATCTTGGTCCGGGGTCAGGCTCGGGCGGCGTCCGCGGCTGATGCCCAGTTGCCGCCGTTCGGCCCGCGTCGTGCGGCGGCGGGCGATCGTCTGCGGTTTGAGCGGTTCCCACTTGATCCCGTCCGAACCCACCCCGCCCCGCGATTTGGTGATGAACGCCCGCTGAATCTCCGAGAGTAACGCCACCCCGCAACGCACCTGAACCGCTCTCGCCACGCCGTAGGGGTCGGCCACCTTGCCGGCGAGAATGTCGGGTAGCGTCATCAGATGCCGGCGGGCTTCGCCCGGCGTGCCGTAGTAAACAACTTGTTGGGCCATAAAATTTAGACCGAGATTTCTGACTCCGGGTCATTGCAGACGACAGCTTTGATCGCCCACATTGCGGACGTTTCCAACTCCGTCAGGGCAACCGACTTTTCCCGAGAGTCGGGAGCGAGTCTTTCAATCTCGTCATGTAGACGGCTGAACGCTTCGCGTAATTGCGTGATCTTCTGCAAGCTTTCACTACTCGGCTTGTGGTAGGCGTAGGTCTTTTTCATCCGTCATCCTCTGTTGGGCCACACGTCACCTAGCGGAGAGGTCGGTAGCCGGGGAAGTAGGGCAGAACCGGATATCCCACCGGGGCGCCACTGGAACCGCCACGGTCCACCCGGAGCGGTTGAGCCATGTTCACATCGACCACCATGCGAGACACGACCGGAATGCCGCCCTTGTCTTCCTTGCCGGGAATGACAGCCAAGTCGGGAATCGTGTTCAGCTTCCCCTGTAGGAACAGGTCCAGGGTGGCGAACACCCGGTCCGCCTCTTCCTTCAAGCTCTCGGCGTGCGGCTCACCGCCGTTGCCCGTGGCGTAATAGGCGGCCAGCACCTTACACCAGTTGCGGACGATTCGTGAGCCGGCCAGGGCTTCGTAGGGGAAGATGTGGCAAGCCATGCGGATATCGTCCGTGGCTTGCGTAATGGCGGCGTCAAGACCGCCCGGAATCTCCGAGAGGTCTTGAATGTCGATCGCCAGCGTCCCGAGTTTCGTGGCGAGTTCGTCACGAGTGCAGAACACCGGCGTCCCGTCTAACACGTCGGCCATAGCGGACCGTGGGGGTTACTTGTGGCCGGGTTTGCCGGCGGCGTGTTTGCCCTGAATCTCCGCTTCGGCCTTGTTCTTGGCGTCGTTGCCGGTCGCCTTCAACTGTTCGGGCGTCGTCTGGTTCTGCTGCGCCTGTTGCTTCTCGGCGGCGGCCCGCTCCTCACTGAACGCCTTGTCCGCCACCGACTGCGCGCCGGTCGCGGCCTTCAACTTCTCTTGTAGCTCGGCGTCGTACTTCTGCCGCATCTCGGCTTCGATCTGCGCCCGCAACTCCGCCTCACCGATTCGGCGGTCCGGGGCCGTGATGATCGATTGACCGAGAGTCGAGTTATCCGACCCCACCCCGCGGAGCATGTTCGCCCGGCGGTCGTTGAGGATGGTTTCCTCAATCGGAATCGTGTTGTCCAGGGACACGGCCGGCGGCACTTCGCCGCTGTCGATCAGCCCGCGGGCCTTGTCGAGCGTCCGCTGAGTGACAATGTGCGTTGCCTGATCCAACAGCGAGTACCCCTCTTCGGCCGTCAGGTTGGGGTTGGCGGCGAGCGCTTCGCGGAGAACCTTCAACTTGTCCGCACCCGTCCCGCTCTCTCGGAGGGCTTTGCACAGTTGGGCCGCGCTGTGCAGATGCGGCCCCTTTTGCGGCGCGGCTTCGGCCGGCTGTCGCGGTTCGTTCCGGCGGTTCTGTTCCTGTTGAGCGGCCATCGGTTCGCCCCGTGGGGTTGGTGGTTCGTGAAGTGGGGGAGTTCTCATCCCCCTTCCGGTTTCACCCCCGGATGGGATCGCCACAACCGCTGTGCGTTACGGCGTCGTGTCGAGGATGTAAATGCAGTTCGGGTTCTTCCAGTCGGGCAAGAACGTGTCTGCCTGGACCATCGTGATTTGCGGGAAGGGCAGGGCCGTTCCGTAGGCGAACTGAACCGCCCCGTAAGCTTGGTTCGAGAGCATTTCCCGAATGATGCTGTTGAAGTCGCCCTGTTGCTGGAACGCACTGAACGCCTTCGGCACCGGCACCGACCCGAGTTTCAGTTCATAAATCGAGTTGTCGATTTCGGGCAGCGCGACGATCTTGTCATCGCCGAAGACGGTCACAATCGTTCCGTTCGCCTTCACAAAGAAGGCTTCGTGCGCGAATATCCAGGTGGTGTCAAGAACCGTCATCCCGGACGGGAACAAGCCGGCCTTGATGTACTCCGCGTTGAACGGCTGGTTCCGCACAAGATACTGCTGAAACAGCGTGTTCTTGGCGAGATAGCCGGGGATATTTTTCCCACAGATGAAGTAGCGGTGTTTCCGGCCGGTCGCCTGAACATAACTCTGTTTGAAGCCGAGTACCCAAGTGGGGATGTCGGACGCGGCCGATGAGAAGTCCACACCGGTTGCCGTGATGTTGCCGGCGGGAATCTTGTAATCCAGGGTGTAGCCCCCGGTGTTCGCCCCGCTCGGCGACTGGTCGGTATCGGTCAGGTCGCCGTTCACGTCGAAGAAGATTTTGCCGTAACTCATCCCCATGTGGATGCAAGAGCTACGCAGGTTCATCGACCGCACGCCGAAGTCTTTGGCGCGGCGTTCCAACTCCGCCTCACCCATCACTTGGGCGTTGTAGTTGTCGTAATTGTGGAAGAACTCCAAGATTTCCGGTCCGGCGTCGGCCTGTTCCGCCGAGTGAATCATGATGAGGTCTTCGTACCCCGCGCCGGTTTGCGGTGTGGTCCGCGGCGGCGCCCCGTAGGGCGTCAGGCGGGCGGCCAGACGGCTCGGGCGGAACACCGCCCGGCGGTACTTGTTCCCCGGAATCCGCTGCCCCTCCCGGTAAAAGATGTCCGGGAGCGTCTTGGGCAGGTCGTTCAGCACCCGCGTCACCGGGTCGGTGAGCGGCACCCAAGACAGAGCGGCGGCGGCGGAAGTGGCTTGCGTAGCCATGTGCGGGAGTCCCCTTGTTTGTGCGGCCAGCCGGGGAACTCCCGGCTATGGGAACGTCCTCACCCAACTCCGATCGACGGCACACCAGAGCCGTTTACAGCACCGCGTTCATCCAGTCGGGGAAGAACCACTTGCCGCCCACGCTGATCGAACCGGACACGCCCACGTTCGACGGCGCCAGCCCGGAAATCTGGTCGGCGATCCACCGGCGGATACCCAAGTCTGTCACGTAAGGCGTCAGTTGCGAGAACTCCGGGTCGCCACCGATTGGCACCGTCGCCCACTGGATCACGTTCCCGATCACGTTGGTTGACCCGTCGGCCACCTGTAGCCCGTAGCCGGGGTGAATCATCGTCTTCGGGAAGAACGTCCCGTCGGCCGCTCCGACAAGCGATCCGGCAATGAACGTCCCGTAGCTCCCGACGGTCGTTTCCGTCGTGGTCGCCGTCGTCGCACCGGTGAGGGCGGAAATGTCCGCCACCACCAGACCGACGACGTTGCGGCTGGCTTGGGTGGTGAGTGTCGAGGTGAGGACGATGCCCGTGTACGCCGTCCCCGACGCCACCACCACGCCCGCCCCGAAAATCGCATCCAACGCGGTTTGGGCGTTCGAGATGACGGTAGCGAACGTCGCGTTGTGGGCGATCGTGCCCGTCGTGATGTAACTGCCGTCCGCTTGGGGGAACAGCAGGCGGAACGTGCCGCCCGTCACCGTGCCGGCGATGTTCACCGTCTGCACTTCGTTCCCGCCGGTCGCCGAGACGGTCAGGGCACCTGTCGCGGTGTTCACCGCCGAATACGTGAGTGAGCCGACTTGGGCCAACCCGTTCGCGGCGGGCGGACCGACGATAAAGAGTGAGCCGGTCGAACCGACGCGGCGGTTGATTTCGACGGCATGTTGAACGCCGACGTTGACAGTGGTCGCACCCTTCGCAACCGCGGCCGTCGTCGCGCCGAAGAAGCTCGGGGCGAACGTCGCCGTGTTCCCCACTTGGCCCATCATCAGGCCGGGGGACAGCACTTCGCCCGCGGCGGCGAGTGACGCGGCGGCGGCGGCGAAGGCGTCCCGCGAACGGGTCGCGTCCACCCACCCGCCGTTGCGGAGCTTTTCAAACCCGCCCGAGCGGAAAACGTACTTGTGCGACCACACGTTTTCGTTGGAAACGCCAGGGCCGCCCAGAATGTTCCGAATCGCCATCGCTGGAACTCCACGGAGGGGAGTGAGGGGGAAAGATTCGGCCGCCGGGCGGCCGGCGGTTTACTTCTTCGCGTCGGTCTTCACTTCGCCGATCGCCACCCGCGCCACCCGCCGGCTACGGATTTCCTCGATCGCCTGATCCCAACCGGGATCGCCCGGCTTCTCGGGCGGGCGGGCGGGCTGGTCCGGGTTGCCCAGACCGAGTTGCGACAGGTCCACCGCTCGCACCGTCGGCGGGTCTTTCGAGTCCGGGTTCGGGTTGGTCGCCTTCACCGCGGCTTCGATCGTTTCCAGTTCCCGAATCAGCCCGTTCTCTTCCAACTCGCCTTCGGCGGTGTACGACAGATTGACCCCCTTCACCCGCCGTTCCAGATCGCGGAGCCGTTCGACGGTCTTGTCCCCGAACAGTTGGCGTTCGGCACACGGCTTCACAATCGCCTTGAAGCGGGTCATGATTGCAGCCTTGTCCCGAGCCGTCACCGCGGCGGCTTGCTTCTGCCACTGTTCGACTTGCTTGCGTTCTTCCGGCGCCAGTGTCGAGAGCAGTTGCGGTGTGACGGTACTGGCCGGCGTCGTGGTGCCGTCGCCGTTCGGGTCGGTGTCGGTGTCCCCCGTTTTCAGGCTGTGACTCTCCATCACTAACAGCATGTCCTCGGGCGTGGTGGCGCCGTCCGGAACGGGCCAGTTCATGTTCGCACAGATCGCTTTCAGCCGGCCGGCGATGTCCGAGCCGGCGCCGCTGGCGGCCGTGTCGGTCTTCTTGGCGTCGTCTGCCATAGGTGCCCCGAGAAAGAGGGTTTTGGAAGACGGCAGTTGACCGAGCATCAACGGCCGTTGGTCGATCTGTACCGGGCTGTGAGTCGCGGCAATGTGCGTGACAGCGCACCCTTTCCACGTCCGGCCGATCGTGTCGCGGAAGTCCCAATCCACCCGCGGCGACACGAACCGAGTTTTGGCTAACTGTTCGAGGTCTTTGGCGTCGGGCACTTCCAACAGCGCGTGAAGAACGGGCTGGTGTCTGCCGGTCTTTTGGTCCCGCTCGAACGTGACGCGGTAATCCTTCGCCCACCCGAAAGCGTTCTTCGCTTCGGCCGCTCGGCGGTCGCGGTCCGAACCGATGCGGGAGAGGAACTGTTTGATCGGCTCGGGCACGCTTTGCCAGTCGTGTTCCCACACGCCCGGCGGAGAGATGGGAATGTGACTGCGGAGCATCGCCCGGCCGTTGTGGTAGGCGTCTACCACGTCGGCCGTCGTGAACGTGTGCGGGGTGCCGGTGTGATCCCGGTAGGTTCCCGCCCGGAAGATGTCTTTCCACACTTGGGGCACGGCAGTTCACCGCATCCCCAACACCACCGGTAGATTACACTGACTTTCGGTTCGGTTCCACTGTTCCGGGGTTTTTCCTATGGCAACCGTGTTATGGGTCGGGCTGGCCCAAGCCACTCCCGACTACTGGACACTGGCGATCGGAACGCCGACGATCGGCAACACCTACACGTTTACGGCTCAAACCCGAACGGTCAGCTTCAAGGCGACAACGGCCGTCGCCGCGGACGTGGCGGCCGGTCTGGTGGCGGCGTGGTCCAGCAATTCCGATCAGCGGTTGAAGGAACTGACGGTCTCGGTCAACTCGGCGAACTCGGCGCAGGTGGACATCTACGGGCCGAATGACGGGGCGGATGTGACAGTCACGGGGAGTACCGGCGTGACTGCAACGCACGTCACCACCGGCACCGGTCCGAACTACGCCGACAACACGGCGAACTATTCCACCGCGGCACTCCCGTCGGCGTCGGACACGCTTCTATTCTCCGGCCTGACGCGAAACGACGGGCCGAAGTATGCCTTGAACGCGCTCTCCGCAATCACCCTGACCCGGCTGGACGTGGACCCGACCTATCAGGGCGTGATGGGCTTGCCCGACCAGAGCGCGCGAAACTACACAGAATTCCGCACCAAGTATTTCCAGTGCAAGGCGGCATCACACCGCTTCCTGTCCAACTCGGGCGACGTGGACCAGCGGTTCCGGGTGAACGGCGGCGGTGTGGCGTCGGCCATCATCGCGGCCGGGGCCGGGGCACAACAGGGGTCGTATGCCATCCACCTGTACAACTTCCCGACCACTTCCACCTTGCAGGCACAGGGAACGTCGGTCTTCACCGCCCCCGAGAACGGCCAGACGATGACGCTGGACGGGACGGCCGGGGTCAACCTGACGAACGGGGCGGTCGGCAAGTTCAGTTCCCGAACTACGCTCGGGAACGTGGTGTTCGACGGCTCATCCGGCTACGTCGATTGCGCCTTCGCCACCCTCACCCTCAAACAGAATTCGGCCGTCACGTCCGGGCCGAACGCTTCCTGTTCGACGGGATCGGGTATCGCCACCCTCTGTAACTCGGGGTCGCTCGACTGGCGTTCTCAGAGCGTGCCGGCGGCGGAGGTGGAGTTGGGGACGGGAGCCGCCCTGATTACGAAAAATGCGGTCGGGGCAATCCCGGCGTTCACGGTCCACATGTACGACCGGAGTACCCTGGACGACACCACCGGGAAAATCACCCTCCCGCACACGATCAAGCTTCACGAGTGCGGCCCGACCGATGTCACCATCCGCAAGCCGGAAGGGATTCAGGCGCAGTGGCAAGTGTTGACATGAAAACAGCAACGGCACGGGGAGTGCGACCCGTGCCGTTGCCGCTGAACACCCTCGGAGGAACTTCACCCCCAACGGTTGTAATCAGTCTACTCGGGCTTTCGCGTCTCGTCAGTCCCCGCCCGCTCTTTTTCCGCGGCCACCGTGTACGGCATCCACTCGGCGAAACTGCCGCCTTCCGGCCGGGTGTCGCCCGGCTGGACGAACACGACCGACGTGCGCGGCGAACTGTTGCCGTTCTCATCCCACACGACCAAGTTGACGAGCCGGTCGTTCCAGGTCTTGACGATCATGGCGGCCTTCGGCCCTTTGTCGGCCGAAGGTGCCGAGTCGAAGAAGTAACAGAACCGGCAGACCGTCGGCTGAATCGTCCGCGGGCCGGGGCCGGTGCCCGAAACCGCTTGCGCCTTCCGTTCCATTGCTCACCTGTCGGGTTCGAGGGGTTGGGCGAGTCCCCTTAGCTTACTCCACATCCGGCGGAGTTGCACCGTCCGCGGCCGGGGTCGCCTGTTCGCCGTCCGGGGGAACCGGGTGCCCCTCGGGATCGGCGGCCGGCGTCGGTGTGGGCTTGTCCTGCGCCATGTTTTCGCGGAGCGACTTCAAGAACCCGGCGCACCACCGCCCCGCCTCTTCCCCACTCACCCCGTCCGGCATCTTGCCCATCGCCGTCTGACACAGGGCGGATTGGATGTGCTGGATGTCGATCATCCGTGATTCCAAACGATCCGCTCTACGCCCCACGTCGTGTACGTCGCCCACCAAATCCGTCAGCCGGTTCTCAATACTCGTGATGCGGTCGCCGTCCGACTTCTTCGCGGGAACCGCCGTACCCTTCACCTTTGCCATCGCCTCACCCCTGAGTTAGAAGATTGCCGCCGAGAACGGCCGGCGGCGAGCCGTATCCGCTAAACCGGCTCGCCCGCGGTCTGCCGGCGCTTGTATTCTGCGACGAACGATTCGGCCGCCACGAACGCGGCTTGCGCCGCCCACTCGTCACGGAAGCCGTTCGGGTTGTGATCGGCGTAGTTCCGTTCGAGGTAGAACGGCAACACCGACAACGCCACCTGCGTAACCGACGGTTCGAGGGCGAGTGTTTTCCAAGTGTTCGGGTACACCTGCACTTCGCCCGTCATCGCCTTTTCCGCCAACCGTTTCAGTTCCCCTTCCCGGTCTGCCGCAATCTCCGCGTCCCGCTCCCGCCACCCTTGCGCCCACGCTTCGGCCGGGCCTTTCAGGTTGAGCGACGGTTCGGCATACGGGCTGGAACCGAGCGGGGCACCGTCCGAGCGAGCTTGCCGGCCCTTCTCTTTGGCGTCGTTGAGCAGTTGGGTATAGGGATCGTTAGGCGAGACGCGGTAAACGGGTTGACCGTCGGGGACGGTGAGAGCCACCGGCTTACTCTCGGGAATCACCTGGAACGGAATGAAGTTCTTTGCTACCTCCGGTTTGAATTCCAACCCGTTGCCGACGTATCGCTTGATGTTCTCCCGTTGGGCGTCGGTCAACTGTGTCGTGATCGCACCGGTTTCCGTGGAAGGCATTTCCGCCTCATAACCCTTCGGCAAGTCCAGAACTGGAACCTTCCCCGCGGCTTGCATGTCGCGGATGTGTTCGTCCTCACTCCGCCCCTTCGGTCCGCTCATCTGCGGCACACCTTTCGGCGTCATGTCGTGTGCAGCCTGCCACGCCCGCCGCTTCGCCGATCCGATCGCAAACGGGTTCGTGAACCCGCTCCCGCGGGTCGCGTAGAACGCACCTTGTGCAGCGGCTTCGGCGATCTCTTCGGGCGATTCGACGGGCGGCGGAGCTTCCTTCGGCCGGCTGGCGAATCCGGCTTCCCACGCCTTCCACTCGCCCGAGTTCCACAGGAACGGGTTGCGGTCGCCCGGTTGGGCCGATTCACCCTGTTTGCGGGCGTCTTCCAACACGTCTTCGATCGGCTTATCGCTCACTGGCGTTCTCCGGTAGGGCCGGGCGCGGCACGGGGGCACGCTCGGCGAGTGCTGTTGTCAGATCACGGTGTTTGCACTGGCTGTCTTGGTGCCACCCCTTTGCCCCGAGACATTCACACCAGTACGCCCGCCCGTCAGCTCCACAGGCCACCCGGTAGATGCCGGGCCGCTCGGCGGTCGGCTCGCTGGTGAAGCACTCGAACAGGTAGCCGCACAGGGCGGGTCGGCCGAACCGGTCCCGCGGAAGGTTGCGGATGTCGAGCGGTTTGAGTTGTTCGACGTGGTAGCCTTCGTGGTCCGTCTTCCGCCCCTTCTCTTGAAGAATCTCGGCGTCGAACATGCACGTTTTGACGGCTTGCCCTTTGGCGTCGAACAGCACCACGCCCGGCGCCTTCACCCAGAACAGGCGTTGGCCGGGCCGGGGTAGCGTCTTGGTCGGCGGTAGTACGCCGTCGATCGTGATGACGTGGTATGCGAGCGGCATGGGTCAACCCTGTTGGGGTTTGCGGGCTTTGAGCATCGCATCGGCGTAAGCGTAAGCCTCTTCGGAGGCAGCTTTGAACCCCATTTGAGACGACCCGTCGGAGTTGGACGGGCTGAACGCCAGCAACCCGACCAACGCTTGCCCGGCGAAGTAGTCACGGAGCGACATGCCCACCTGACCGGGTGTGTCGGAAGTCGGTCGCGGGAACGCCGGGCCGCCTTCGTTCGGCTTCACCACTTCTTCCCGGCGGACGGCGGTTACGGCGAGTTTCGCCTTGTCCACTTCGGGCGGTTCGGTCAGAAGCCACACGATACGCGAAGCCACCACCTCTGAAATAACATGACCGCCCAACTCATCAGCCATACGTTCGGCCTGTTCGATGCTGCCGAATTTCAACGCTTCTTGAACTTGATCCGTCCACAACTCTCCACTTCCGCCCCCATAACTTTCCTTTGCGAACTGCCGATTGCCGTCCCATACCACAACGAGACTTTCTTCTCCCATTGCTGCACTCCCTACGCCGTGAATCGGCGTGCCTACACTGTACGTTAAACCGGCGGCGTGTTCAAGGGCGGTAGCGGGAACTCACCTGCGGGAGCCGCGATACCGTTGATTGCCCACGCCACCAGTTCGGCGCCTTCGCGGTCTGTGAAAAAACAAATTGGCCCGTCTCTGGGAACCCATTTGCCGCCACCCTTCGGACCGGGCCAAAATCCGCTACCACCGTTCCATATCAACCACACTTCGGCGGCCTTCTTTTCCACTTCTGACATTTGAATTACCTCCCTCTCCGCCACGCCTGACCAGTCTGCGGCGGAATGATCGTCGGCACCCCGCCCGGCTGTTGGGTCGGCTGGCCGAACGCCCCTTGCGGCAACTGCCAATCGGTCGCACCCGGTGCGGGGATGAACCCCGGCACAGGTCCGCCACTGCCGCCCGAGTCCGTCAGGTTGAAGTGATCCACGCCATACGAGAGCGTGTCAACAATGTCGTCGTGTAAGTCCTGTTCCTCATCACCGGTGAACGCCGTCAACTCATCCAGCACGTCCAATAGCGGGAAGTTCGTCAGCTTGGCGGCTAACGGGTCGGGGAGCCACACCCGGCCGGATTCCGCCAGCACGATTGCGGGCACGGCTCGGGCGAGCTTGTCGAGTCCTTTGGGGTCCAGGTGGCGAATCACCATCCGCTCTCGGCGTGCGGCCTGACCCAAGAAGTTATTCGCCATAACCTCTTCAACGCCCGCCCACTGCATTTTCTGGCGGATATACTCGTCTAGGAGTTGCTTCGGCTGATCCGGAATGCTGAACTTGTCACGCTTACACCCGAGCCAGACGAAATCATTCCGTTGGGTAATCAGGAACGTCGAACACACCCAAAAGTCGGCCTCCGTTTTCTTGGAGCTTGCCGGGTCCACGATGCCGAACCTCTCCCGCACGTTGAACCCGCCGTAGGGCAGCACGCGGTAGGTGCCGTTGGCGTCTTCCAGGATGATGTGATGCCGGTCCGAGTCGAACCGCCACGGCTTGAACCAACTGGCTTTGAACTGCTTCCCTTCCATGCTCCGCGGGTCGCCCTGATGCTTCGCCAGATACCCTTGCAGGTTCGAGCGGCGGCGTTGGAAGATTTGCTGTTTGCCGAAACCCTTCGGGCGGAGCATTTGGCCGGGTTTGGTCCGCGGATCGGCCCGGTACTTCTTCCCCTTGAAGTGGAACGGTACGGGGAACTTGTTCACCGCCGGTCGGCCGATCACGTCGGGAACGTACTCCTCTCGGATGTGCAGCTTGTACCACCCGCCCTGACTGTCCACATGCCCGATGAGGTCGTTGACGTGAACCCGCTGGCCGATGATGACGATGGGATCGTTGATGAGGTCGATGAGTCGGTCGGAAATGGCGTTGTCGAACTTGCGGTTCACCCGTCGGCGTTCGGCTTCACTGTAAACCTTCTCGGCGTCGTTCGGGTCGTCAATGACGAGCCTGTGACCCTTCTTCCCGGTGAACATGGCGGAGAAGCCGAGCGCTCGCCGGGAACCGCCATAGGTGTTCTGGTAGTACGCCTGCGTGTTCTTGTCGTCTTCGAGGTGCCAGGGGATGCCGAAGGTTTGCCGATACCAATCCGACGTGACAAGCCGGCGGCACCGCAAGGATTCTTCCTCGGCAAGCTCCGCGTTGTTCGAGGTGTACAGCCAGCGTACCCACGGGTTGAACGTCCACTCCCACGCGGGCCAGAAGGTTCCGGAGAGAATTGATTTCGTGGTCTGCGGGGGAACGATGATGAGTAGCCGTTTGATCTGCCCGCGGGTGACGGCTTCCAAGTGTTCGGCCATCGCGTCAACGTGCCAATTGTGCCGGTAGCCCTGTCCCTCCACCTCCCGCCACCCTTCCACCATGAACCGGCGAAGGCTGAGTTGGCACACCTGACGGAGCGAGCTTGCGGCCGGCTTCCGCTTCTCTTCGGCAACGGCGTAACTCATCACTTCACCGAACGGGCGTGTTCCAGGGCGGCGGCGGAAAGGGCATTATGGGCCGCATCTGTCCCGTCCCAACCGAAATAGCGGTCCGCGACGGCCGTTTTGATTCCGTGCGTGTGAACCAACAAAGGCCACAGGTCAGGCGGCAAGGTGGCACATTCGGGAACGTCGTCACTCGGTCGAAGGCGGTCGGCGTGATACCAGCAATACCCACGACCGTTCCAGTACGGTTCCCGGTCCGTGAGCCGGACGTATTCGACCGGATGAGCCTTCACCACCTCGGGACCGATACGGGGGATAATGCCGGTCCCGCCGCACACGTCGCACGGGTTGAGATTGGCCGGGCGTTGGGTGGGAAGACCGGGGATGATCCTTACGCAGTGCTGGCACTCACCGCCGACCCACCAGCGGAGCGGCAGTTCCACCCGCGACACGAACCCACGCTCCCAAGTCCAATCAGCTTCGGGAACCCAAGTCGAGTTCGCTTGCCATCCGACCGAGAACAGCGGGGCACCCGCCAGGAAATCCACTTCGTGAGCTTCGAGGAGTTCTCTTTCCCGAAAACGCAAAGGCTGACAGAGCCAATAACCTTTCTCGTCTGTCCCGCAGTTGTGTTTCCAACCGGGTTGCTCCGCGGTCTGTTTGAAATCGCAACCCCATTTGGCGATCTGAACGCCAACCCGGATAAACTCCGCCCGCTCGGTCTGCCCCAACTCGTCAAGCCTGTCGGCCATCACCAGACGGGGTAAATCATCCTTCGGGTTGGCGATGACATCCATCGTCAGGGATGCAAGCGTTTCGTCGGTCGTAAGTGTCGCACTCATCGGGCCTTATTCCTTCCGCGCAATAGGTGCGCAGATTTGTGAGAGCGGGGAGTTCTGCGCACCTATTGCGCGGAAGGAATAACCCTTTACGCTGCCGTCAGATGTGACCACCTTCCCGCCAGCCTTTGAGAACAGAGCCGGCGAGTTCCAAGTTGGCGGCCGTCGTCACCGTTTGGGCACGGGCGAACGTGCCGTCCGGCAGTTGCACGGTGAACGTCAGCACAACACCGGCCTTGCCGCCCACCGTCGCGTTAGGCTTCACGAAACAGTGCAGGTCGGCACCGTCCGGGAGAACGGGGATACCGTCCGGCTGAGTGCGAATCGCCTTATCGAAGGCGTCGGCGTCGATGCGGATGGAAAGCGTTTCCATTTCACTTACTCCGTTTGGGTTTGGGCGTCTTGTTCGGACGCGGGTTGCGTTTGATCTTGGGCATGGGGAACGCACTGTCGGGGATCGCATACGCCTTCGGCGTCGGCGGGATCGGCGGCGGAACGCTGTAGGGCGGGTTGAGGTGTTCGCCGTCACGGGCGCAAAACCGGCACAGGTCGTGTCCGCTCGGGGTGACGATGAACCCCCACTTGTCCGCGACATACTTCCGGGCGCTTTCCAGGATGAGGGCGGGCGTCGAAGCGTTGACGATACAACAGCAGTGACACAGCACCTTCAACCCGTCCAGCTTTTCGCCGATCGGCTTGCGAGCCATCGTGTTCACCGCTTGAAGTAGTTCGCCTTCTTGAGGCCACAGTTGACACACCCGTTGGTCATATCGTTCCACACATGGGCGTCCCGCACATCGCCGAGCGGGTCGGTGCAAACGGGCGGATTCGGTGGTGTACCCTGCACTTCGGCTGTGAACTCTTTTGTCGGTTGCGGGCCACGGATCAGGTTCAACCTCCGCTCCCACCGGGTGACCACTTCCGAGAGCGTCGGCGAAGCCTTCGGATCATCTCGGAGAGTCCCGCGGTCAAGGTTCAGGCGGAGCGTTGCCAGGATTTCGCCCGCCAACTGTTCGAGGGCTTCGCTTTGGGCGACGGTGGCGCGAAGAACGGCCAGTGCGGTTGTCGGGGTCATGGGCTGGTGTCGATCCAAAAGGTACGGGGGGGTTGAAACTGCGGTCCTGGGATTAGGTGTTCGTGGACGTGTCCGGCCGGGATCGTCGCCCCGCACACGTCACACACCCACTGGTTTACCGGGTCGTAAAACTTCGGTCCGGCGGCTTGAGCGGCGGCCAACCCTTCGAGGTATTCGGCTTCGCTGATGTCGTCGCGTGGGTCGTCTTCTGGCGGCATCACTTTTTCCCCTGTCGTTGCTGGAACTGTTCGACGGCGATCCGCTCTGGCGGGCTGGCGCCGTTGAGTAACTTCCGCGTGTCGTGCCACGGGTTCCGTGGCGTGTCGAATGAGCCGGGGCACACGGACGGCGGCGGCTCGAACGTCTTGCGGTCGGCGAACAGGTGTTGCGGGTCGATGGGCGTGAGTTGGACGTGAGCCGGAACGGTGCTGTTGCGGTCCGGCGAGTACAGGTAGCCGCAATGTGGACACATGCTGATTTTGTGCGGGCGGCTCATCGGGCTACCTCTTGCGGCGGCGGAGCTTTCCCCATCCGGGGGTGACGGTCGTTCGGTGTGGGTCCGGTTCGCTCATCAGTTCGGCCACCAGTTCCGAGTCCAGCGTTGCGAATGCCGGCCAGAACGGGCGGGGAAGGAAGTGGGTGAGCGTCTTCGGTGACGGCGGGAGCTTGTCCGTCTTCCCCGGAACGGTCCGCTTCGCTGGCTGGCTCATCCGTTCAACTCCGGTTGGGGCGGCGGCTGGTAGGTGGCGTCGTCGTACACCTCGGGATTGTCGAGGTCGCTCAGTTCGTCCGGCGGCTCAACCCCGTTCGCCTTGTCTTTGAGGTCTAGGAGCTTTTCCACCCCTTCCCGGCCGAGAGCGCCCAAGATGTCCGCCAAGTCGATCGTCTTCTGTGTCACCACCGATTCCGCCTGCGTGACGGTGTGCGTCTGGCTGGTGGCGTGGGTGCTGTGAATCATGTTCGGCTTGCCGTCGATCAGCAACAGCTTGTCCACGCTCACCGCCAGGGCGATGGACATCGCCTTTGCGTCTTCCCCGTCGCCTCTCCTCATCGTTTCCATGACGGCGGCCAGGGAGAGGACGGCTTGTTCCACCGCGGCGTAGGTGCTTTCCCTTTTCTTTAGTTCGGCCAAGTGGCCGTGTTTGATGCTGACCGACGTAACCCGTGCGGCGCGAATGTTTAGCGTGCGGGCGGCTGCCACGATCTTCCCGCCGTTGCGGGCCAGTTCCGCCACGATTTCGGCTTCCGTCACCTTCGAGCGGCGTTTGTCGATTTTCGGGCCGGCGGGGGTCGGCTTCTTCTTCCGGCGTCGTGGCATGTCGTCACAGCGGGTTCAGTTGGCGGGTGCGCTCGGCGATGTACTCCACCAGTTTAGCGGACAGGCGGACGGCGACGGGCCACCCGAGTTGAGAGAAAACGCCTTGCCAATGAACCTGGATCGTTTCGCGGATGACGTGTTCGCCCGCCTTCACCCCGTCGCCGATGGGGAGAAGGTCGTCGCGGCGGAAGTAATGAGTGAATCCCAAGTATTCCGCCCGAACGACGACGCCACTTTCGTTCACCTGACGCACCCCGCGGAACGTGTTCAGTTCGAGCGGGTCCGGGTCATCCAGTTCGAGCCAGTACGGATGGAACATCGCAATCGGCGTGTCTGTGTAGTGATAGAGGGCCGATTTAAGCGGGCCGCCGAACATCGCATAGCGGATGAACCCTACACGGGGGGTCAAGTGGTCTGTCATGTTTCGCAGGTTGATATCGTTCGTGATGAACTCTACGCGCGACAGGAACCCGCGGTCCACATGGGCGACGAAATGCGGCGGTCCGAGCAAGGCGGAGCCGTTGACCAACTCGGCGGAGTTGTACCCGGCGTACACCCGCTCTTTCAGCGGTCCGGGAACTGGTCGGTCGAACACCCGCGGATACGACTTCGGGTCTGCGTCGGCGATTGATTCGCGGATGTATTGGGAGTGCAACTGGTCCAGTTCACCGCCCGCCGTGTCTTCGAGCCAGTCGCAGAACACCAGTCGGGGCAAGTCGTCGTCGGGGTTCTCGGCGATCCGCTTCACGAACTGAACCACGTCCGGCGAGCGCCAGAATTTGTAGGCCGGCATGTCGCGGAGCGTCTTCACGGGGAATTTCACTTCCCAGACGGGTTGAACCTTTGTGTACGGACCGAACGGGGATTTGAGGTCGGCGGCTTTCATCGCTTCCCCTTCCGCCCGTTTTTGGCGACGGCGGCGAGCGACAGCCCGACGGCGGCTATCAGCTTCACCGCCGTGTTCCACTGCACATCCGCCTCACCCCTCACCGCCCCCTGAATCGTGGAGCGGGGTAGGCCGGTCCGCTCGGACATCATGCCGAGCGACAGCCCTTGCGCCGTCATCCGCTCGGCTATCAGCGTTCGCAGTTCAATCCAAAGGGGGGCGGTGTTCATTGTTGCTCGGGGATGACGGCCAAGATGTCCTCATCGCGGAGGATGACGAATTCGGCGGCGTTGCGGGCTTGCTGCACTTCGGCGCCGGCGTAGGCGGAGAACACCACCTGATCCCCTTGCTTCAACCCTTCCACCTCGGGACCGAACGCGATGACGTTGCCCACCTGTTGCTTTTGAAAGGCGTTATCGGGCAGAAGGATTCCGCCCGATGTCTGTTTGGCGTTCTCCGCCCGGCGGACGATCACGTTATCCCGACGCGGGTGACAGCGAGACAGCGGGTTGTCGGTGGCGGTCGGGGGGATCGGCTTCGCGGCCATCGGCTCACCTCGGAGGGTTCGGGGTCACACCGTCACTGTACGTTATTCTGTTCACGGCGTCTAGGCGGTCGCGGTCGGATGACGGGCGGCGGCTGCGGCCAGTTGATCCCGGTAGACGTGATCCGCGACGACGAACAGGGCTTGCCGGCCGGTGAGCGGGACCGGCTTGGGGAAGACGACGGGGTTATCGGTCACGATCGCTATTCGCCCGTCGGCGTAATCCCCGAACGCCTTCTCCGCTTCGCTGATGACCAGTTGGCCGGCGAACTGGTCGAAGGCAAAGTATCGCTTGGAATCCGGGTGCCACTTCACCCGGTCCGTGCTGAGGACGGCTCGCACGTCCACCATGCCCACCAGACAGCCGAACGGCATCCCGTCCGGTCGCGGGCTGGCGTCGTTCGGCTGGCGGACGGGCAGCTTGTGGCCCATCTGTTCGAGGGCGTCACGGAACGGGCCGGCAGTGCAGATGTCGTACAGTTCCCGGTTCCATTTCTTCGCGGCATGGATGAGTAGCGGGCCGGGTGTGCTGAACATCTTGGCGAAGTAGGCGGACCGTGTTTCGATCCGCTTCAACCCGTGAACCATCAGCGATGCGTAGGGTTGCCAGAGCGAAATACACCTCATGTCTTGTACCCCTTCTCTCGGGTTCGCACCCGGTAGAGCCGGTCGCCCGGCGACAGCACGAACGCCGTCGGCGCTCGGGCGAAAACCGCCTTCACCATCGGGGCGTCTTGATACCGTCGCCCCTCGAACTCGCCAGACCACCGCATCCGCTGGACCGAGCCGAGCGGTTCCCACGCTTCGCCGATCTGAATCACGTCGCCCGCCTTCAACTCCCACGCGGTCTTGATGCTCATTGTGTCAACCTCTCCCGTTGCCGGCGGGCGTCGGCCAGCTTGTGAACCCGGCACCGGCACTGCCCTTTGAGGGCCGGTCGGGTGCAGTCGAGACACACCCCCTTATTCTTTCGTTCGCGGCGCAGGCGAGAAACTTCGCCCACGTTCTTTTTCGTGCAATTTTCACACCGGAGCGTGGGGCCGGTCCAGGGGCGGCGGCACCGCGGGCACAACCCGAGCGAGCGGAGCCAGCGGGGAGACTTCTGACACCGCCGACAGCCGTACCGGGATTTGCCCGCGTACCACCGGTCACAGTCCAAGTTCGGGCAGGGCTTCACGGCCGTTCGTACCCGTGGTGGATGGGGGACCGAATCGGGGCGTCGGAGGTCGGCGTGACGGGATTCTCCCATCCGCCCTCGACAGTCCCGTTCAGGAAGAACTCCAAGCACGCCTTACAGTCGGCGGCGTCGGGCACCCCGCACCACTGACAGTGTTTGCCGACGCAGTACGGCGTTTTCTCCCGCATGTCGTGTTTGCCGGCGATGCACCGGGCGATGATCTGCAACGATCGAACGGCGAACCACTCCCAACCGACGGGAGTGATAGCATACCGTCCGCCGCGGTTCCGCACGACCCACCCGCGGAGCTTGGCGAACTGCCCGCGGTCGTCGTCGGGGGCAATGTCGAACGTCTCGCCGAACAGCGTTCGCGTTTCAAGCCAGCGGTACAGGTCGGCTTCCTTGTCGGTCACGCTCAACCCCCGGTGTGCGGCGGAAGGGCGTTCATTGTCGGCATCTCGCCGAGCTTGTAAACGCTGTCGAGGTTTTGCTTCGCCCAAGTGCCCATCGTCTCGCCGTTCGGAATGACGATCTGTGCCAGAAAGCTTTCCTCGAACGTCTCGATCTTCGATTCGACCGATTCCAGCTTGGCGCGGATGACGAGCAACAGCCGACGCCACACCGCCCGCAACTCCTGTTCGTAGGCTTCGGCCTGTTGTGCCGGCGTGCGGCGGTGTCCGTACCGGCCGCCGTGGGTGAACCGCTTTTCATCCGCTTTCGGCATGGGCACGGTGAACCGGATGAACCGCTCTTGACAGAAGAAGTTCACGAACACCGTGCCGGCTTCCTCATCCCACCCGGACGAGAACTTACCCGCCCCGTACCTCTTCAACGTGGCTTCAATCTCCGCCTTCGTGCGGTCGATGCCCACCGACGTTGAGGAAGCGTAACCGGCCACGTCGTCACCTCATCAGTTTGCGGATTTCGTCCCACAGTTCGGGCGTCCAAACGAGACACACACGGTTCGCCCGGTTGATGGCTTCGTGCCACACCTTCTGAGCGGGCCGCAACCTCTCCTTCTGCGACCGCTTCAACTCGACAAACAGCATCCGGTTCCCGCGGACCAACACCAGATCGGGAAACCCTTCCTCGGAACCGAGTGAGTAGAGCGTGTGGTAGTGAAGCCAGCCGTACACCCGCGCCAGGTTCACCACCTCACGCAACAGCACCGCTTCACTACACGGCTGCGGAAGGAACTCCGGCGGTATCCACGTCTTCGGCGGCTTCTTCGCCTTTCCCCTGGAACGGGACGGTTGCCGGCTGGTCGGCGAACGGCTCGGCGGCGTCGTCCCCGCGGGGGTTGATCTTCGGGGTTGTGGTGGGGGTGTGTTTGATCGGCTTCCGTTCCCGCTTCTTGGCTGGCTTGCCGCCCTTTCCAGGGCTTCGAGGTTTGTTCTTGCCTTCACCGTCGCCTGCCTTGCCACCGCTTCCGGCACCCCCCGCGCTACCAACATCTGCACTTCCAACTCCGTCGGCGGGCTTGGCGGATTCAATACTCACCCCCTGTTCGCGGGCGTACTCTTGGGCGAGTCCCTTCGTGTTCCACTCATTGAAGAAGCGGATTTGGGCGTCACTGATCCGGGCCGCGCCCGCCTCCCCGAGTCCGACGATATCGGCGAACCCGTAGTTTCGGCTCGGGTCGCCCTCCCACGGCTGACAGAAGTCCGACAGGTCGCCCACGGTCTTGATCGGGTATGACTTGCCCGGCTTGCCCTTAATCTTCCCTTCGGCGAGCTTCTTAATGTCGCCTTCGGTCGCCCCGTACAGGTTCCAGCGGGAAATCGGGAACTGACGCCACAGGTCGGCGTGTGGGGCGTCCGGTTTGAACTCGGTCGCGGTCTGACTCTTGGCGGCTTCCACGGCGGCGGCCTTCATCTCCGGCAGGTCTTCGATCGTCAACTGAACCGCCTTCGGTTTGTGCCCGATGTACTTCTCCTCTTCGCCGATCAGCGATTCGAGTTCGTCGCGGGCGATCTCCCATTTGCTCTTGCTGTTCTTGGCGGTCTGTTTGTCCGCCAGCGCTGCCGCCTTCAACTCCGCCACCTCCCGCCGCTTGGCGGCAATGAGGGCGAAGGCGTTCGCCTTCTGTTCCTTCACCACCTCGGGGGCGGAGTAGTCCACCGGCTTCGGCTTCTTCGGCGGCTTGGCTTTGGCGGCCGGCTTAGCCTTCGTGGGCGTGACTTTGGGCGTGGGCTTCTTCGGCGGCGTCTTGGCCGGCGCCGGCTTCTTCGGTTTGGCGGGCGGCGGGCTTTTCGGCTTGGTTGCCACGTCGGGCACTCCGGGGGTTGGGGGTTCGGCCTTTTCCGATCTGCCGGCCCATGCCGGCGAGCGTCTTCAACACGAACGCCCGCTGTGCGGGGTCGTAAGGTTGGGCGTCCCGTGCCCGCTGTCGTTCCATCTCCTCCCGCCGCTCCCGCCTCACGCGGGCGGCGTCGATCGCGGCGGACAACTCGGCGTTCAGGTCGCTAGCGAACTTGATCCGTGCGAGTCCGGCCGGGGCGGACAGGGCTTCACAGGCGGCCTTCACGTCCTCAACCCGGCAATCCCCGCGATGGAACCACAGGGCGAACCGCACCCGCCACACGCCCGCCACCTCTTCGTACAGCTTCGACCCCACCGCCGAGCCGAGCAGCTTCAAGGCGTCGTTCGCCTGCGTCAGTGCGGCATCCGATTTCGCTTTGGCGAGCGCGTCAGGCTGGCGGGTCGCTGGTGTCATCGTTTCCCCGCCCGATAGTCTTCAAGAGTCAGTTCCCGGCCACGCTGGTAAGCCTGCCACAAGAGAGAAGCAATTTCACGCCTTAACTCGAACGCTTTCGGTGAAAGCTTCATGTTCCCAGGGTTCGCCCGGTCGGGTATTTCGATCCAGCCGGCCGGCAGGTGGCGAACCATCAACCGGTAAGCCATCGCCTCCGCTTCCTCTTGGCTGAGAGGGTTTTTCGGTTCCGGCGGCGTCTTGTGGCTAACTTGATTTGTCACGGTTCGCCCATCTCTGTTGTGCCCACTCTTGCCACTTGGCGGTATCACGAACCACGTCTTCGGGCGGCTGGTCTTCAAGGCTCACGTACTTCACCCACTTGTACCACCCGCTCTTGTGCTTGTCCTTCCCCGAGAACTTGAAGTGAACCGGGTTCACCTCTTTCCGCTCCGCCACAATCACCCGCTCGCCCGGCTTCGGCTGGTCTTCCAACTGGTCTAACGCATCGAGCGTTTTCCAGTCGTCGCCCGTGATGACGAACCGCAACAGCGGCGGAGTCCGAACGAGCGAGAGGGAGTGTTGGAACCGGCCGTCCAACACCACCTCGGAGGTTCGGATTTCCGCCGGGGGCTTCCGCATCATCCTTTCCGCTTGATGAGGATGGGGCCGGTCGTTTCCACCCAGGCCAGACCGATCGAACAGCCGTCGTTGTCCTTACCGGTGGCGTTCCTGAACACCAACTCGCCGAGCGGCTTCACCTCGAACGCCAACACGGTGTCGTTTCCCTCTTCGATCTTCCACGGTTCGATCAACCGTGAACCGCTGTCGAGGTATTGGCGGTATGCTCGGATCACCCGCTTCGGTCCGGGGAGCAACAGTTCCCACCCTTCCGGCACTTCGTACCCGTCAATCACACACACCGACACGCCCGCGTTGGCGGTCGCCACCGACCCGAGCCGCTTGGCGGTTTCGTCGTGAGCCAGTTCCTTCCGTTCGGTCGCGTTCATCCGTTCGCACTCCGGTTCCAGGGGTTGCCGTTCTGCATCGCTTCGGCGGCCAGTTCCGCCTCACTCGGGCGGACCGCCTTCCCCACAACGGCCGGCGGGGAGAGTATCCACCGCCAACAGGCGGTAATCGTTCCCAGGTCCAACGTCTGCCGCCACGCGGCGTACTTCACCACCACCGCCGGCAGTTCCCGTCTGAACCGATCCGCCGTCAGCCCGGCCGACAGCATTTCGTTCGCCAGCTTCGCAATCCGCCCGCCCTCTTTCGGCCGCACCCCGCCGTAGGCGAAATCGACAATCGCATCAAAGAGCGGATCGGACGGGAGCGGCTTCCTCTTCTTCGCGACTGGCACGGTGGGGGGTTGAGTCGCTTCCAACTCATCCCCCACCGCCCCCAACACCATTGAGGAAGGCGGCGGGCTGGCGGCGTCGGGGTTGATCCCCACCGAACCCGTGACACTCGCCGCACCCGCCACCCCGTTCGCCGCGGACGGCACCCGATAAGTTCGAGGGCCGCCGCGACTGGTCACACTGTACGCTAAACCGGCGGCGGCAACAAGGGCACTCCGCACCTTTTGCATCTGCCGGAGCGAACAGCCCATCAGCGCGGCGAGTTCGGCGTCCGGTCCGGTCCACTCCCCGCCCGCGGCGGCGACGACGTACAACAGGGCGAGCGCAGCCGGGCCGTATTTCGCCCCGAGCTTCGCCCCGAAGACGGCGGCGTGCGGCGTCATGACAGGTCCGCATCGAACCGGGGATTACACCCGCGAAAGGCTTTATCCAGTTCGACGGCGTTGCGGAACGTTTCCAGCCGCGACCACGTAGCCGGGTGCCCGCGGAAGTCTACCACCGGGCCGCCCGGATGCCGACTGACGACGAACCGGCGGTTGCTCGGGTTGTAAGCAAGTATCACCCGGCACGGTTCCGGTCCTACGTCTACGGCCAGTTCGAGGGGGAACGCGATCCCCTCACCCTGTAAAGCTTCCACGATCCGAGAGGCGAAGTTTCCCGGCCGGTCGTCAATCAGGTGGGCGAACCACTTTTCCAGGTCGTTCACGGACGACACTCCCAGAGGGTGAGGGATCAGTAGCCGATCGCTTTCATGGCGTCCGACAAGCCGCGAAACTCCCGCTCCACCCAATCCAACACCGCCTCTTCCCACACGCCCATTTCCGTCAGCTTGCCGACCGCTTTGGGGATCGAGCGGTTCCAGTGGTCGAAGGTGTCTTTCTGTTCCTGCGTCATCAGGTGAACGTCTTCGTTCATGCGGTTAATCCGGGCGATGACAAATTCCCCATCCCGTTTCATGTCGTAATACCGCTTCCTCCGTCGCTCGGCTTCCGCCGCATTCTCCCGCAACGTCCGCTCGCACTCGGCGGCCAACTTCGCCGTGTCCGCCACGATCCCTTTGAGCGTGTCGAGGATGTGTTGTGAGCGGTCCTCGGGCGGATTCCCACCGGTCATGTTCGCCAGCACCGTTTGTGCGGCCTGCGACTGTGCGTCTTTGGCGTTCTTCTCGTCACGCAGGCGGAGGGCGTTAATCCCCGCCCACTGGTCCGCCGTGATGATGAGCGTCAGGCCGGGAGCGTCGAACCGCGCCTTCTCTTTCGTCAGTCGGTCGGCCAGGACGCCGATTTTGCACCCGAGACAGTCGCACCTCTTCTCATGACTTTTGGACTTCATCGTCGCCCTCCGTTGGGGTGTTCAGTGTTTGTAAAACGGCACCGGATGAAAATCCGGATTTGGAAAGCCGTTCACATCGGGATCGCTCGCAACTCTCCGCCGCACTTCTTGCACGTCTGGAACCCGCCACCCGGCCGCATCATCCCCACCGCCCGACACGACCGACAGCGGCCGGGAACACGCCTCTTCGCCGTCTCGCCTTCCAGCACCGGAACGCCGTTCAGCACGTCCAACCACGTCGCACCCTTGCGGTACTCGGCCCGCTTATTCTTTCGCCCCATTACGTTTCCCTCCGATGCGAGAACCCGAAACCCAGAGCGGAGAGCGCGCACCGAACCCGTCCGAAAACAGGTCCGGGAACCCGTGAACCCTGGAGGGAGCCGGCGCCCGCCCGGTGCGTTGTTGCCGAGTCCACCGGGATAAACCCTTCGCTCGCAGCGTTCTTTTAAGTGGCGCCCGCCGTCCGTACCACCGAACACGCTGAACGGTCCGTTAGACCGCCGACCAACCCCACCGGGGGAACTTCCCCTCCCGGCCGGGCGGTTGATTCGCTTTCCTCCCTATTGCACGGCGGGAGCAAGGGTACGCACCAGATGAGGCGCTTCGCCTGCGAATTCAAGCTTTGCCCGCACCGTACCCCTCTCGGGGTGTGCCTACGGCGCCAGAGGCTTTCAGGTTGTCGGGGAAGATTTCGAGAAGCGAAGAGGTGCGATCTAGACGTGATGCCGGGGGAAACCCTATGATGAGTTTCCCCGGCGAAACGCTGGTGATTGCAGCTTTCGCATTGAACCCCGCGGATTGGCGTCCGCGGGGTTCTCTTTTCCCCGCACCTGTTGTACTGCGCCCGTCCCATCCCCGTCTAGGTCGAAATCCTTCCGCGCACCTATTGCGCGGAACTTTCCCTTTTGCGCAATAGGTGCGCGGAACTACAGGCTACAGGCTCGGCACATCCCTTCACGGCTTTCCATCATCTTGAGCGATCGTTCCGGCTTGTCGCCCCGCTCGAACCGCAACCGCAACCCTTCCAGACCGGCTGGCCAAGTGTCCCGCTTATCAGAACGGAACGTGTGGCCCCATCGCTTCTCATCGGCTTCGGCGTCGGCGTAGATGTCCGGATGATGGAGCCAGAGGTTGTACCACTCCCCGAGCTTTTGGTAGGGGCACCGGGCACAGTCGGTGCGGTCGGGAATGCCGATTCCCAGGTCGTTCAGGTACGCCCAAACCTCATCCAGCCCCCACCCCCACCTCTGGAAAGGGAAGTCCTGTTTCACGTCCAGACCGACGGCGGCGGAATCGCCACCCGGACGGGTTCCCTCCCGGTCGTCTTCATCGTCCCGTATCCCCACGTAGGCCACACACGGGGCGTGTTCGGTCATGAACTGGCCGAACGGCTTGAGCTTCAACAGGCGAGTACACCAGCGGGCGCGGAAGTTCGGCAGCATCCGGTTAGCTTCGATCTGACTGGCGAGTGTGCCGTTCATCAGCCGAATAACCGGCCGGCGGAGCATCTTTTCAATGCGGCCGATGTGAGCCACCATTTCGGGCAATTCGTCCCCGGTCGGCGTGTAAACGTAGGTGTACGGTCGCGGCTCTCTCTCTCTCAGTGCAAGTGACAAACAGGTAGAATCCTTGCCGCCCGAGAGGGCGACAATATGGGCGATACCGTCGGCGTCTCGGTCGATGTCCATACGCTCACTCGGGTTAGGTGTTGTCGAGAGAAAGTGTTGGGGTATCATCTACCTACCGTCCTCACCCCAACACCAGTAAGGCGGTAGCCGCTCGGCGTGATCCTTCCGCCGGGCGGTTTTTTTGTGTCAGTCCGGAACCCCCTGCCCGATGCACTCTTCCAGGAACTTAGTCAGGTCGGCAATCTGACTGTCCGGGTAGCGATCAGGTCGGGCTTCCAGGTCGGCGAACGTCGCCCCGCGGCACTGGCGGCGAATCACGGCGTCCAGCGGTTCGTTGAACAGGTTGGACCACATCTCGCCCCACTCCCGGAGCGAGTTGAGTAGCCCGGCCCGAATGGTGACACTCGTTCCGTTCGGCTGGCCGTTGTGAAGTGCCGGCGGATCGGCCTTCTTCGCGGCCCGCTGTTCAACGAACTCCTTCGCCTTTCCAATGGCGAAGTCGATCCCCGCCGAGTTCAACTCGGCAATCTGATGAGGGAGCTTCGCGGCCTTGCACTGCTCGGCGATGTAGTTCACCAACTCGTCTATCTTGCACACCCCCGACTTAATCAGTTCGTCTTCGTACTTCTGCAACCGCACGAGTAGCTCGGTCCCGTTCTTCGGCTTGTCGTTCTTCGGCTTCTGTCCCCCGCTCGGGGCGTCGGTCCGAGTCTTCCCGGCGTTCTGCACGACCGTCGTGCCCGGCTTCGGCTTGGCCCAGTCCGGCAGTTGCGGCCGATTGGTGAACTGCTTCCGGGCGATGTCGTAATCACACCACACCAGCGGCAGACGGTACAGGTAACGGCCGATGCCGAACTTGACCGCGGCCCGCTTGAGCGCGTCCGAGAAGGCGGCTTTCAGCCGGTCGCCCGCGTCCGATTGCTCGCTCGGCGAACCCACGTCTTCCTTGCTCACCCACTGGCCGTTGAGCTTCAACCGCAACCGGCACTTGACCGAACCGCCCTCACACACTTCGTAGGCGTCTTCCCACCCCTCGGGACCGAGAACGTCGTCCAGGCGTTCCTGAATGGTCCGGCTGTCGATGTAGGCCACGGCGAGCGCCCGGTTGCCCTTCACGCTCTGCGGCTTGAACTTCACCTCATCCAGAGTGAACACCGCCGTGAGCCTTTCCATTTGCCCGGTGTCGGCGGGCGGTTGCTGCCGGCGGCTCGGTGCGCCGTTCTGTCGTGTGGCCGGCGTCGTCGTACTCATAGCTGACGATCTCCAAGTGGTTCAGGATGTCCCGGCCGACGTTCAGGCGGATCGCCTGAATCTGTTCGGCCGTGCAGTGACACCGGAGGAGGTACACCACCGCGTCAAAGGCGGTGTCGGTCCTGACCGGTTTACCGTCGTCCACTGTGACTGTTGCGGGCACGGATTCCCACCTCGGATAACTCCCAAAAGTGTTCGACCGGCCGCCCGAGCCGTCGGGCGAGACGGAGGGCGAGCGTCAGGGACGGGAGTAGCTTCCCCGACGCCACGCCCAACAGTTGCGCCCGGCTGACGTTCAGCGAGCGGGCGAACTCAGTCTGTGTCATCTCCATTTCCGAAATCTTCGTCATCAGCGCGGACCGAATGCGGGTCATGGTGCGAGTCCTCGAACGGCAGATCGGCCGCGGTCGGCGGCGGTCCGGCCTTCCCTGGAACCTTGTGGAATCCGTTCGCGTCCACGGTCGAATACAACTCAGCGAGCGCGTCCACGCGGGCGGCCTTCCGCGGGTCGGTTTGGTTGGCGTCGGGCACGTAGTACACGTCCCGGCGGCTGGCGAGACTTTGTGTCACCGACCGCTTACACCGGAAGCAGAGGAACGGGCCGTTGTCGGCGTCGGCAATCTTCTTCTGTAACTTGCCGTCGCACCGCACGCACAGGCGCCATACGTGCCCCTTGCGGAGAACCGGCACCGCTCCGGCATACCGGCCGGTGTACTCCCGTTTCTTCGGCTTCTGCCCGTTCGACGGTCCGGGCGTCAGCACCGCCGCACAGTGCCGGTGCCGCTTGCAATACGTCTTCCCGTCGGCGGACACCTTCACACCCGTCGGCCGCTCGCACACCACGCAGAACCGGAATTCGGTTGCGATCTTGCGGCGGAACGTCGGCTGTTCGGTCGGGAGGATCGCCCCCCACGTCGGCCCGCCCTGAATGGCCAGGGCGGGCTTCCCTTTCCTCTTGGTCGTCATCGGCTCGAACTCCGTTTCTTGGTGGACGGGGCTTCGGGTTCTTCGGTCGGCTCGGGCGTCTTCTCGGCGGCCGGCAGTGCCGGCGTCGGGGTGGCGGCGCCGATCGCGGCGCGGAACTCCTCGAACGTGGCGGGCGGCTTCTCCGGGTTGAACTCGGCGAACAGTTGGCGGAAACCTTCCCGGCCGGCGTCCAGCACCTTCCTGGTAATCCATGCGAACGGGTTCACGGTCGATCCTCTCGGGTGTTCAGTGTTCCGCGGCGTTCACCCCGGCCGCGGGTCGGGGTCGTTTCAGTGGGCCGGGTTCAGCCAGTTGGTGAGCGCGGCGAGCAATACGGTCAGCACGATCAGCACCCCGCACACGGTCACGGTCCACCACGCGACTAGCCGACGGTGGGGATACTCGTAAGCGTCGATGGGGTCGAGGGATTCAGAATCGGTTTCCCGCCGAGCCTGTTCCCGCTTCTCCGCTTCGTGATCGGCCCAGAACACGCACTTCGATTCGTCGCCGTTGTCGGGGCAGAACTCGCAAGGCATGGGCGTTAACTCCGAATGGGTTGGGAAGACAACAGGGCTTTCGACAGGTTGCGGACGTTTGCCGGCAACCGTTCAACTTCCAACTCGAACTCTCGCATCAGTGAGGCGAAGTAGTCGCGCTGTTCGCACGCCTCACCTTCGGATTTGAAGACGGCAACGGCCGCCGGGGTGTAGCACCGGAACCCGTTCCGCGACAGGTAATAGACGATCGGCTGATCCCGCTTTCGGATGGTGACGATATAACGCATGGGCAGTTCTCCGAAAGGCTACAGGGAAGGGGCGGCCGAAGTGACCGCCCCGCGTTCGCGTCACTCGGCGATCGCCAGCCGGACCGTTTCCCGCTCACTGTCGGTGTGCAGGTAGGGCGATGCCAGGGCTTCGGCCACCGACGCATAAATGCCCCGCTGGTAGTAGCGGATGACACGCTCCGTCCGGGCTTGCGAGTCCTTCACGGCTTCCGTGATGCGGGTCACGATCGGGCCGGGCGTCACGTCGGCGGCGTAGTCGAACTTCATCGTCGGCACTCCGTTGGTGTTCAGTGGGCGTGTGGAGACTGTACGCTAAACCGAACGGCGTGTCTAGTCGAGTAAGACACTATTTCGCAACTTTCGCCCTCTTCTTTCCACGTTTCCGCTCGGCGTCGGCGTCGATCGCTTTTTGTGACGGGAGGGCTTTCTGTGCGGCGGCGATGAAGTTAAACACCGTGTCGAGGAGTTGTTGGTTGCCCATTGTCAACCCGGTTGCGTTGGTCAGTCCGGGCACGTTCTTGGTCAGATCGTCCAGCGCGGCGTAAGCCTTCGACGCCTGTTCTTTGCTCGCCCGTTTCATGTCTTCGCCTCTTGTGTGGCGGTCCGGGATTCGGCCGCTCTCCGCTCCCCGGCCGCGGGCACCGGGGAAGGAAGAGGGGCCGCAATCACGCCGACAGTTCGGTCAGGGCCGCCCGGAACGCTTTACGCTTGTCGTTCGCACCCGCCCCGAGAAGCTTGAGGTGATCGCGGCGGCCGTCGGTCTTCACCGTGCGGGCGGCTCGGGTGTGGTCCTGCCACTGCGTGATACAATTGAACGCGGCCCACAAGCTTCCCGCCATACCGGGGATCAACTGGCACTCGTCACCCATCAACCGAGTCCACTCGTTCACCACCACATCCCGCTTTTGGGCGGCGGCCTTCTCCGCGTCCGTCGTCGGCGTCTCTTCCGGGCGGCCGAACATGTCGGCGTAGGCGTCCTCGAAGAACGCCCGGATTTCCGCCCCGCCCATCTTCTTGTCAGCCATCGCCGTTGCGATCTGCTGATACTTTTCCAGCCCCTTCACGGCGATCCCGAGTGCGGCCTTCGCCTGTTGCAAGTAGTCCGTCACCTTGCCACTGTGCCGGATGCGGAACCCCTTCCCTTGCTCAACCGCCGTCGTCACGCTGCCCAGGGCCGACGTGAACGTGTTGTTGCACACGACCCGGACGAACGTCCAGGCGGCGGACATCGCCAGCGAACCGTCGTGACCGTTGATGATCGTGAGGAGCGGAATCGTCACATCGTCACCGCCCTTGCCGACGCGGATGTCACGGTCCGGCCGCATGGTGAGGAACACTTTCCGCCCGCCCAAGAGCGAACCGCACGTCTCCATCCGCACGCCCACCCCTTCCAACTTCGCCTCTTCGAGCAAGGCGTCCGCGAACTCGCCCACGTCGGCGTTTTGGACCAACTTGTATTGGTCGCTCACCACCCCGAGAACTTCGCCCGTGTCGCTCCGCACGTTGGCGCACATGGGAAGCCGAATCTTGCGTTCCTTCTCCCCTTCGCCCCACGTCGTGTACACGGGTTGGGGAACCACGCTCCACCCGATGAACCGCTCCACCGCCTGACGGCCGTTCAGCCAGTCGGGAATGACTTCCCCGAGTCCGTGCCAGCCGGGGGTTTGGTACATGCCGAGCCGGTCGGCGGCCGTGATCTGGTGGTTAGTCCGGGCGATCGTCAGGGTTGAGGCACCGCCGAACTCGGCCTTGTCACCCGTGATGACGATTTGTTCGTCTACCGCGATCACGTCGCGGCGGGCTTCGGCGGCGAGTTGGGCGTTAGCGGCGTTCAGAGCGCTTTCGATGTTGTTCACGACATTTTCCCCGTGTTGTTCGTGAGGAGCGGAATTGCGTCCCCGACCCCCGAGGGGGTTTCGGCCGGTCGCCACCGGCCATCATCAGGGGGTCACTTGTTCAGCGTCTCAACAGTGACGGTGCCGAACTCTTTCCGCATCTTGATAGCTTGCTTGCACATTAAGTGACGGCTGGTGTGCCCTTCCGCCGGAACCGCGTTCGACCACTCGCCAGAGCCGCACCAGTCGAAGTAAAGTTTCTCACCGGCCACCACTCGGGTAATCACGTACTCGGCGGCTTTGGTCGTTTCGGTGTTCATCGTCGTTCCCCGTGTCGTGTGTTGTTCTTCCCTTCCCCCGTACTGTACTTTAAACCGGACAGCGTGTCTAGTCCTATAAGACATTTTCTCCCCACCAAATGAAGCAACCCCTGGAATTCCAGGGGTTGCGGGTGGGAAAATCTTTTCGTGATTACCCGCCGTGGGTCGCCCGCCAGATGAATAAAGCTAGCTGGATCAGTTCCGCCTGATGCGCCCCGAGCCAGTCGAAGAACGAACCCTGTAGCCCGTGGGAGGTGCTACGGTACTTCTGAACCAACGCCTGAACCGCCTGAATCAACGCCTGAACCGCGGCCATGCTGGACAGGGCGACGGCCACCGCCTCCCCGTACTTACCCGCCCGAATGTCGCCGTAGATCGTGAGGACGGCGGTTTCCACCTGTTGGGCCGGGTCGGACTGAATGAGGGTGTACACGTCGGCGAGCAGTTGCCGCCACTGTGCGAAGCTCCACCCGAGCGGCATTCGGTCGTTGCACCCGTGACAGTCGCCGTCCGTCGCGTTCCCGCTCACCTGGAACACGCCTTTGCCAGTCAGCGTTACGGTCTGGTGTCCGCCGAATAGCGTGGGGAACGAACCGCTGAGCGTGATATTCATCACCTGTGGTTGCGGGGTCGGAGGAACCGGCGGAACCGGGGGTGAGGGCGGAACGGGCGTCGGGGGGGTTGGGGGCACGGGCGTCGGGTTGCCGTTGATCCAGCAGTATTGCGCCCCGTAGCCGATCAGGTTGGCGCCGTGCCGGGTCCGCATGTACCCGCCTTCGCCCCAATCCGTCCCCCACTGGTTTTCGACCACGAACACCGTCGAGCCGTCCGGCTGATCGTCCCACGCGATGTAATTCACCGCGTGGTTAATCATGTCCGGGTCACGGATTTGGCCGTTGAAGATGCCCGAGCGGTAGGCCATCCAAGCCGCATCGACCGCCACCCCCACCGACAGGGCGACACGCCTTTCGTACAGAGAACGCTTGATCTCATCCGCCGTCGGGAGGGCGTCCGCGGACGCCACGTAAGCGTAGCCGTCGATCTTCACCAGCGGTTGCCCGGTGTAGCACCGCCCCGAGCCGCTGTTCGCCCGGTAGGGCACTTCCTTCTCACTCGGCAGACCGCGGGTCTTGGCGAACTCGAACGCCGTTTCCGGCCAGTCCCCGTCACACCCACCGTTCTTGCCGCACGACAGAACCTCTTGCTCCGACAGGTCCAGTTCATCCGCCTTGAACTTGCCCGTACCCAGCGCGGCCGATTCGACCGACTTGACGCCGGAGAAGTCCCAACACGATCCACAGGACAGTTGATTCCGCGGCGGGGTGACGAGTCCCAAGTCGCGCAGGTCGAACTTACTCGGCAGAGGTGCCACCGGTCCCGCCGTCGCCGTCAGCGGGCGGGCCGCTCGCATCCTCTGCCGGAGGTCTTTTGGGGGCTTGCACCCCAAGAACGGCGCCGCGGCCTGCGTGAACCGCTGGTGTTTCTCCAACTCCGTCTCTTCGTGTTCCAACAGACCGCGGATTTGCGTTTGGGCTTCGAGGGCTTTCGCCGTCGCTTCGAGGATGGGGTTGGTGCCCACCTCGAACGTGCTGCCCGCTTCGGCCGCCTTGTCTTCGGCGTGCGTCAGAATCGCCTTCAAGTGTTCCGACATAACCTCACCCCAGAGTGAAACGCCCGGCGGAGTGCCGGGCGTCTTGTTTACAGTACACGGCCGGCGTGGTCCCGTCTGCTAGCGGACGCCGAGTAAATACATGATGAGCAGAATGACCAGTGCCAGGACGATCACGCCGACCGGATACGCCCCCCACGTCGAACGCGCCTGCCACGACGGGTAAGCGAACGCCAAGAACAGGACCAAGAACACGATGAGCAGTGTGACGATCACGGCCGCCTCCGGTCAGTGGAACAGGGCTTTGGCGAGTTGCGTCAGTTCGAGGGCGCTGTACTCGCCGCACAACTTTTCGAGAAGTGCTATCTTCGCTGCGTCCGATTGGCACCCGCCGCACCCGCGCGCCTTCGCGCCGGGGGGCGGTGGTGCCTCTTCGACCATCTCACCGCCGAAAGAAAAGTCGTTGTCGGTGCAAATCGCCTGTAAGTTGAACTTGGTTCCCGGAACACACGGCACCGAGAGGCCGAAGAATTGCACCATCTCTGCCGTCGTCATGTGCTTCTCCTGTTGGTGTCCGCCTTCCTGTTACTCGGTTGGGCCAACTGCGGCCCGTACCGCCCGCCGACGTTCGAGCGGACCCCCACTGTAACCTATTCGCCCGCCGAGTTGTGCCGCTCTCGCCAGCCGGCCGGAACGCCCGTTCTCGTCTTCTTCCGCATCCCACCCGTGCCCACCGCCGACCCCCGCGTGTGGGAGTACCGACCCGGCCAGCCGGCCAAACTGTACGCCCCGACCGTCCGCCTGACGTTCGCCGAGCCGGTTCACGCCCCGCCCCGAGAGGTGCGCGGCGTCACGGCGGGTCGGACGATTGACTTTTTGGAACGGACCTCTCGGGCGCCGGGGGTGATGGAGTTGGCGGGGTGTACCCCCGTCTCGCACTTTCCGCCCTGAGTTGTCGCACCTCTTCCTTCAACTCGTGAATCTCACTCACCGCCTGTTGCTGCCGCTCCCTTGCCCCCCAGTTCATGAACAGGAACCACGCCGTGACCGACCACGCTGCCACCCGCTCCACCTTCCGCCACGGTGAGAACGGCGGCGGTGAGGACTCCGACAGTTGCGCCGGGGCCGGCGGGAGTTGGCTGTCCATTCACTACCACTCCCGCGGTCGTGGGTGAGCCGAGCCGCGAATCGACACGCCTGTCGGCTTCACTCGTCAAGCGGTTCATCAGCTTGAGCAGGAACACGACCAGATCGGCCGAACCCAAACCGGCGACGGCGGCTATCCCCCATCTTAAGTCCCAAGATAAATCCGGAAGGAAGTGTCTGACAGCGGCGTTCGCAAGAAAACCACAGATTGCCCCCGCTCCGACCCACCCGCCGAGCTTCTTCCACCCCTCGGGCGAGCGGCACCACTGGACCAGACCGCCGAACCCGCCGGCCACGGCGCCACCGATCGCGTCCCCGTCGTGTTGTGCGTCCACACCCCACCCCCTTGCAGGCGACAGGCGAAACCGCCGCTCACTTCGTGCCGGCGTCGATCGACTTGACGGCTTTCAAGTCCGCGATCTCCTGCTTCAGCGTCCGGATTTCGGCCTTCAACTCGACTATCACCCCTTGCAGTTCCACCACCTGACTGATCGACGCGGTACTTTTACTCGTCACCAAAGCCTGTTCCGCTTCCAGCTTGGCGATCCGCTTGTCATAATCGGTCGTGATCTGAACCCGTTCGGCCGCGCTGTCCGTCCTCACCTTTTCGATCGCCGCGGCGCAGTCCGATTGCACTTTGGCGACTTGGGCGGCGCAATCCGTCGTCACTTTGGCGACGGCGGCGGCGGCGTCCGCCCGCACCTTTTTGACGTCCGCGTCGGTAAAGGTTTTGATAATCCCCCCGACCACGACCACCACGAAAATGCCGGCGGTGTTCGCCACCGTCAGCCACCGTTCGGCTTCGGCGTCTGAGAAGATCATGTCAGCCCTTCGGTTTGGGATCGGGCGGCGGCTCGCGGACGGGCGGCGGAGGTAAATCGACTTCGACGCCCAAGTCATGCAACTTTGCCATCAAAATCATATTGACGTTGTTCGTGTAGTGTTTCTGCTTCCGATCCCAGTTCCAGTTGTCCTCTTGCTTCCTCATTTCCTCCCGGTGTCTCTCCCGCATCCGCTGAACCACCCGCCGCATTTTCGAGTACCGGTTCGCACCCTTTTTCTTGTGGTCGGCGATCGTCGCTTCGAGGGCGTCGGCCCGCTGCTTGGCGACGGTCGCCTTTTGCTCCGCCTCCGTCGCCTTTTGCTCCGACGCATCGGCCCGCAGCCTCAACTGGTGAACGTCCTCCGACTTGCGGTAGGCCAGCCACGCCGAGAACGCCCCCACCATGATTTGCGCGAACAGGATCAACGCCTGTTGCCAACTGATGTCTTCCGCGAAGATCATTGCCGCACCCCGCCAGATGCCGAAGATCGGCCGGGTGAATTCGGCCACGGGCCAAGAGGGTCAGCCCGCGTTCTATTATCCCCCAATCCAGGGCGTACTGTGAGGCCAGCATGAACGCCAGCCGGTAAACGTGGTTGGTCACGTACTTCTCGGCTTTGGGGCACCCGTTCTCCGCTTCACGGGTCATCCGCCGGTCAAGCTCATCGAAGAACACTTCGTTTTTCAACTTGACCGGCATTCGTGCCACCCACCGCAACCACGCCCACCGCCACCGCGGGCGGACGAAATGTAACAGGCGGTAAACTTCCCGCCTGTCGTCAAGATTGTCGATATCGGTGAGGAGCTTCATTTCGTGCCCGCGGTCGCCCGGATGATTTCCAGAATGGCATCCCAGTCGGGGTTACGGTCGCGGAGCGTGTTGCCGGTCGGCGGCGGGGGGACCGGCGGCACCGGGGGTGAAGGGGGCACGGGCGGAGAGGGCGGAGAGGGCGGAACCGGGGGGACAGGTGGCGACGGTGGGACGGGAGCCGGAGAGCCGAGCATCGGCAAGCACGACAGCAGGTCAGCGGGTTGGAACTGCGTGTCCCCCGGCCGGGCGACGGAGAAGTAGAGCGAACACACCACGTCGGTGCGAGTCCCGATGAACCCGAGCCACACCGGGTAAGACTTGCCCGCTTCCACGCTGGCGATCACGTTCCCGAACCGCGGCGGCGGCGAGTTGTCCGCCTCACCCGTCAGAACGGTTTGCCCGGCGAACTGGCCGAACACCGCCCCTTCCCCCTGGAAGTGGAAGCACGCCGGGCCGGTGAAGTTCGGCGTGAACGCGAACCGGAAGTCCATCGAGTAATCTTCCGGGCCGAAATTCCCCTTCGGAGTACCCTGCCCGCCCCGCGGCCAATAGCTGTTCGGTGGGAGTTGGACCGACACGAAAGCCGGTTGCGTCGTGAAGGGGGAGCGGTTGTTCCACTCCCGGCAGAGGGCACCACGGGCGCCGCTTTGCGTGTCATATTTCGACAGGTCGGTGAGCGGCGTTGCCGGCGGAGCGTCGGCGGGAATCGCGGGCACCACCTCCCACGCTTTCGGCGTCGGGGGCGGCGACGGGGGAACGGGCGGAGGGGCCGGCGGGTCGTACACGTCGGTCGGCACCTCCGTCCCGTCCTCGAACGCCCCGAGCGTCGGCGGCGTCGGCCGGGGCTTGCCGCCAAAGTCTTCGGTCAGTTCGGGCACCACAATCCCCACCGCACCGGACAGGCTGACGGCGATGCCGACCGCGTTCAGTTGGTTCGGGGTGAGGATGCCGCCGGGCGAACTGAACTGGCCGTTGTAGTGGTTGGCTTCAAACACGAACCCCGAGCCGGTTATCGGTAGCCCGCCGTCGAACTCGATCACCTTCGGCGTGAGCTTCTGGCCGTTGAGCGGGGTCACGTCGATGTCATTATCGACAATGCGGATGGAGTGATCCGTCCCGCCGAAGTTAATCACCCCGTAGCACCCGCCACCGCGAACCGTGTTGCCGGCGAACAGCGTATTCCGGGCCGGTGTGAGCGAGTTGTAGTCACTGTGGAAGTGCGTCAGGTTCGCCCCACCGCCCGCCTTGCCGCCGAAGTAACAGGACAGGATTTTCATTCCGTCCCCGCCGTCGTCGTTGATGTCCCCGCCGCCCGCCTTGCCGTTCATGAAAAAGAACACGCCGACGATTTGGTTCGAGCGGCCGGAGTGTGGCGGCATCTTCGGGTGCCGCTGGCGGTTGTCCACGTTCTGTTGAACCGCGCACTTGTTATTCCCCACCATCCGCCCGCCCTTCACGATGACGAACTCCGTCCCGTTCGCCAGATACAACCCGTGCTGATCGGTGCAATACCTAGAGTCGAGGTTTTGCACCAACCCTTCCATCACCTCGGAGAGTTGGACGTTGATGTAGGCCGATCCGATCGCCTTCGAGTCGATCAGTTCCGCCCGCTGAATCGTGGCGAAAAAGATACACTCCCGCGGCATCCCGTCCACGTCCGCACCCGTCACCTTCACCAGCCCGCCCCACCCTTCGATCTTTAACCCGCTTCCCGCGTCGTTCGGCGTCACGATCCGGGCACCGGGGGCAAACTCGATTTCGAGTGAACCCACCCCCTGAACCCAGTTCTTCGGCTCGCCGTAGAAGTGGGCGCCGGCGTACTCGCCCGGCAGAACAATCAGCTTGTCCGATCCGTGCTTATCGACACGCTCGGCGGCGGCGGCCAGAGTCGCCCACGCGGTTCCGTCCGACGTGCCGGCGGCGTTGTCGTTGCCGTCAGGCTTCACGTAGTACAGGCTCACAGAATCTCTCCCAGAGGTGTTCAGCGGTCGCCGATCGCCAGCCCGTTCAACCACTGCGCGATACCGGGATACCAGTGGTTGTTCACATAGCTTCCCGTGTAGAACTCCGACGCGCCACAGTAAAACACCGTGTCCACGCCGTTGATCGTGACGACGCACGGGGTCGCCACATGGTAGCGGTCGAACTTGCCGGCCTGCATACTGCCGACCAGAATCGGGTTTTTCGGATGGTCGGTGTACGGCCCGGTTACGACCGTGGCCGTTGCCAGACAAATCTGGAACGGCGATCCGGTCTCGTAGAAGAGTTGGTAGGTCGAACTCACCTTCCGAAATTGGTGAAACTCGCCCACCATCGGAGAGGTTGTCAGCACGTCGCCCGTGCCCACCTTCGCCCACGTCGCCCCGCCGTCGGTCGATTGGGCGCAGCGGAACCCCGGAAGGATGTTGTTAATGGTGGTATCCCGGTAGGAATACAACATCGTCCACGTCGAACCCTCAACGATCGTCGCCCCCTGACTGACACAGTTCCCGTCGTTCCGCCCCTGCCCGGTCGCCGTGAGTACAGTCGCTTGTTTCGTCCACGTCAGCCCGTCCGTCGAAGTCGCCCGGTTGATGTCCGACGACGTTCCCGAGCGGTAGGCCGAATAGAACATCGTCCACGCGCCGGCGACGTTCTGAACGGAGTCGAGGCGGATTGTGCCCTCGGGAACGCTCGGCGTGAGGATTTGCCCCACGAACGTCCAGGATGACGGGTCGGATTTCGGGCAGGTGAACAGGTGAACGGATTCCTGACCCGTCGCCACCGGAGAAGCCATCCCCGAACAGTAAATACGCAGCTTGGTGTTGTCGGTCGGGTCATCAATCACGCAAAAATCGTAAAGCTGACTGGCGTAGGTGCCGGTGAGGGTGGCAACGGTCGGATTGTTCGGCGAGCGGGTCGGGCCGCCATAGAGGGCAGTCAGTTCGGCGGCCGACGGAATCCGCCCGTTGTAGACGCGCAAGTCGTCAATATTCCCCTGAAACCACCCCTCATTCCCGCTGTACTGGCGTGCCCCGAAGAGGGCGGCGGCGGTGCCCACGTTCGGGGCCACACCGCCGGTTGCGAACGTGGTCCAGTCGGAGTTGTTGACCGCGATTTTTAACAGGTTGTTCACGCTGTCGTGGGCGAGCGCGAAGAAGTGCCAGTTCTGGTTGAACAGCGTCGTCGGGTCGGTGACGATCACCGTGCCACCGCCGTTGATGTAGCCACGCAGAGACGGCGAACTTTGCCCCATGTCGAGGACGTAATCCCTCTGACCCGCCGCATCCTTTCCCAACAACACCTTCTGAACCGCCGTGCCGATACTCTGCCGGGATGCCCCCTGATAAGTGGGCTTGAACCAGCCGGTGATACACCAGTCGGTATCGCCCAACTGAACGGCGGACACGTTGCCCGCGCTCAACGATTGGTTCGTGCCGTTGAACGTGGCGCAGTTCGCGCCGATCAGCCCGGCGGTGAACCCGACGGCGTTGTTCGAGGTGAGTGTGACACTGCCAATCGAATCAGCCCGGTTGCCCGTACTCGCCTCATCCAGCGTCCAGCGGGCCGTAGGCGGCGGCGGGGGAGGGGGCGAAACGACCCCTGAGCCTTCGGACAGAAGCATTTGTTGAGCGGAACTCACGTCAGGTTAACCCCGCTGATAAGCCAAGTGGTCGCGGTCAGTTTGCGGGCCGTCGCCACCCCGTATTGGGCCAGCGTTCGGTTCCCGGTCGTGCCGGCGCCGGCAAGATACATCGTGTCCGTGGTAATGGCGATGGTCACAGGCTGAGTGGTCATGTTGGTGAACGTGATGCAAGTTCCGACCGGGTAGGCGACGGAGGAATTGGCCGGAATGGTGTACGTGCGGGCGTTGGCGTCGGTGGCCGGGTGGTCGATCGCCTTACCCGCGTCACTCAACACGCAGGTGTAGGCGGCCGACTGGCTGTTACCCGGCACGTTGCGGAAGCCGACCGGGTTCGTTCCGTCGGCCGTGGCGTTCGACAGGTTCGCGGCGGACGGCGTTCCCAAATCGGGTGTGACAAGGGCGGGTGAGTTGAGCGGCGCTTTAGCCGCAAGCGCGTTCGTCACCGTCGTGGCGAAGTTCGGATCATCCCCGAGTGCGTCGGCCAACTCTTTCAGCGTGTCCAGCGTCGAGGGCGAAGAGTTGACGAGCAGCGCGATTGCGGCTTGAACGAAAGCCGTCGTCGCAAGCTGGGTGGTGTTCGTCCCTCCCGTCGCGGTCGGGGCGGCCGGCGTGCCGGTGAACGTGGGGGAGGCGAGCGGCGCTTTCGCGGCGTCGGAGGCGTACAACTCGGTGAAGTTGGAGTTGCACTTCTGGAACGCGGTCCGGGCCGGGTCGCCCGTCCCGTCGTTCGCCACGGTGCCGACCGCGATAACCTGTTGGCTCATGTCTGGTCCGCCGTGGGTGTGGTTGCGTCCGCCTTCCAGGTCGTTTGATCGGCGGAAAAGAGCGTCGGCCCCGCCGGTGAGACGGTGATGTAAGCCGATCGCGTCTTCGCGTTGCTGCCGCCGGGGTTCGTCACCGTGAGCCGCACGTCATAGCTCCCTTCCGACAGGTCCAGTGAGCCGGGGTTCTGTTCGGTGCTGAACTCGGTCCACGAGCCGACGCCCGCGAAACTGATCTCCCATTGCCAGGTGTCGGGGGCGCCCGTCGAAGTGTCGGTGAACGTCACCGTGAGTAGGGCCGGACCGGACAGCGGGGAAGCCGTGAAGTTCGCCACCGGCGCGCCGGGCGGTCCGGGGGTTGACGAGCCGGCGACACGAACGTCGTTCGACGCACTGTGTATCCACCGGCCGAAGAAGTCCCGGCCGAACAAGTCCCCGCCGACGTAACTGCACCAGCGGAACGAGTAGGTTCCCGGCGGCAGAGAACCCGCGGTCATCAGCAGAGTTGCCACCCCGTTCGCGTCGTCTTTCGTGATCTGCCCCCAGGCGTTCGCGGTCTGGTCGAACACCAGCACCGGGGAGCCGACGAACTGAGACAGGTAGCCGGTGAAGATTTCGCAGGTGAGGGCGGAGTAGGCGGACAGGTCGAAGGGCGTTCCGTCGGCGTTCGTGTAGGCGACGGCGAACGAGAACGGGAATCCGGGCACACTCAGGGCGTGGTAGACGTTGGCGCCCACCTTTTCCCCAATGTCACTCACCGCCACTTTCGGAGTCATTGGGTCCACCCGTAAGGCCGGGGGCTATTGTACCTAAGAAACGCTCACTTCGCCCGCCGGCAACACTTCTTTTGAGTGCGACCGATGTTCCACCAGAGGGCGACGGCGAACAGCATCAGGAAGGCAATCACCCCCATCAGTAAGGCCAAGTCCATGTAGGGCACCCCGACCCCGGCCTTTTTCGCCAGCGGTAACACAACATCCCCTTCCCACCAGTCGAGCGCGGTTTCGAACATGACATCATCCCCCGTGAGTGTGAATCGGCTATCGCGTATTCGCCCCGTCCGTCGGCCCATTTTCAGTGCGTCGAAAGGTGGAAGATCACAACCACGTTGGCGGTCGTGATGTCGAACGTGGCGAGTGAGCCGGAACCGCTGTCGCCCGTGTCCGCCTCCCACGCGCACGATTCGCCACCGGCCGGCGTCGTGCTGGCCGTTCGCCCGACACCGACCGGGATTCCGGTGAACGTCACCTGCCCGAGACTGTCCGTTATACCGGTTCGCCCGGCCACCACAACTGAACGCCCGGCCACACCCACCCCGCCGAGCGTTTCGTTCACCACGTTGACGGTCACGCTCTTGTAGGATGTCTCGGAATTGTCGATGACGAAACCGACCGTATGCGTGTCGGAGCCTGTAACTGTGAACGATCCCGAGAACGTCG